GCGGATCATCAACATGGCGGAGCCGCCGTCACGCATATCCGAAAATCCGGACTTCTTTGGCTGCCGCATGTGCAAGCATAAAGGCATCTGCCACGGCGAATACTTCCCGCGCGTTACTTGCCGTGTGTGCATCCATGCGACTGCCGAGATGGGCGGTGATGGGCACTGGAGCTGCGCCAGGTTTTCGAAGCCGATCTCGTTCAACGAGCAAAAGGCCGCATGTCCGGCGATGCTGTTCATTCCAGCCATGGTGCCGTTTGAGCAAGTGGACGTCGACGAGGAGCGCGAAGAAATCACCTACCGCCGTCCAGACGGCACACTTTTTGTCGACGGCGCGACGCAATGAGCAGGAAGCCGCGCCCGATATGCCCTGTATGCGGCGAGCGTGCCGATCGCTCCGAGACTCGCTTCGGCCGTCGGCATGACCATTGCGGCCTCTGGTCTTGGGGGAACAAGCCGCTGGCTGACGCCGAGACGCATGCCGCCAGGAAGGAGGCGCACCGCGTCTTCGATCAGCTTTGGCAATCGGGCCGGCTTGGCAGGGGCGAGGCATACCAAGCCTTGTCATGGGCTACAGGCTGGCCTGAGACTGACTGCCACATGATGCACATGCCGAAGGAGCGAGCTGTTCTGGTGCCGGCCGCCGTTCGTAAGATTTGGGCCGTTGTTGACGGTCGCTACCAATTAGACGCCACCGCCTAACCGACCACCACAAGAGGAGACAACCATGACCACCGCACCTCCGCGCGCGTCAGAATTCGACGCCGCCCTCATAGCCTATCTGCCCAACCTTCGGCGGCAAGCCCTCTACATGGCAGGCCTGCGTGGCGAAGAGCTGCTGCAGGACGCACTGACCGACATGCTCCACCTGGCCGACAGATGCCGCATGGATACGTTCCGCACATGGGCGCAGATTATCCTGCGGCGATCGGCAAGCAACTTCATCCGCGCGTCTCGCCAGGCGAAGCGCGCCGGCGTCTGTGTTCCCATGGCGGCCACCATTGGTGTGCAGCCGGCCCAGGAGGGTGCTGCTGACCTCGCTGCGGTGATTGCCGCCCTATCCACCATACCTGACGGCAACGTCGTTCTTCGCGAGGCTATGGGCGATACGCTCACGGACATGGGGCGCGAACGCGGCATCTCCCGTGAAGCCATGCGCCAGCGCCGCGAGTTGGCGCGTGGCCGACTTAACGACAAACTCGGACACATGAAGGTGGCAGCATGATCGATCTGCGCAATGGTGACTGCCTGGAGATCCTGCCTACGATTCCTGCGGGTAGCGTGGACATGGTGCTATGCGATCTGCCTTATGGCACGACTGCCTGCAAGTGGGACGCAGTTATCCCGTTCGCCCCGTTGTGGGCTGAGTACAGGCGGGTTTGCAAGCCTAATGCTGCTATCGTGCTGACGGCCAGCCAGCCGTTCACGACAGCTCTGATCGGAAGCAATCTGAAGGACTTCCGGTACTGCTGGGTTTGGGAAAAGACCATGGCGTCGAATTTTGCCTTGGCGCGCAAGCAACCATTCAAGAAGCACGAAGACGTGTGCGTCTTCTTCCGAAAGCAGCCAACATACAACCCGCGAATGGAGGAAGGTGCGGCGTACAACGATAACCGTTCGTCGGGCGCGAGGAACGCCAGCGTGGGGACGGAAGACGGCATTAAGCGTGTACCAATCGCCAACGCAGGAACACGATTCCCGTCCAGCGTCCAGAGATTCAGCAACGGCAATAACGGGAATGTCCACCCCACCCAAAAGCCAGTCGCCCTCATGGAGTACCTCATTCGCACCTACACCAACGAGGGCGAAACCGTGCTCGACAACACAATGGGCAGCGGTACGACGGGCGTTGCTTGCCGCCTGTTGGGGCGCAACTTCATCGGAATCGAGCGCGACGAAGCCTATTTCGCCATCGCCTCGGCCCGCATCGCCGCCAACGACAACCGGCCAGCGGCTACGCAAGTTGCTGCTGCCAACGATAACTCACCATTGGCGGACCTTTTTGGAGGAGTAGCAGCATGAACAACAACCACAACGTCGAAGGCCGGCCGCCCGCTTTTGACGCCAAGCTGATGAAATACCGCCCCGGCCTGCTCAAGCTTGCCGGTAAGTTCACCACCACGAGCGAAGAGCGCCACGACCTCGTAACGGACACGATCATCTATTGCCTGCGTAACTGGCAGAGCTTCCGCGAAGATGGCGGGTTCTGGAACTGGCTGTATTGGTCGATGCGCGGGGTAGTCGGCAACAAGAAGGAGGGCGTGAAAGCTCGCGTTGCGCTCGTGCAGGACTCCGACGGTGTGCTCGCCGGCCGCCGAGGCGTCGCGCCGTCGCAAATAGAATACGTCGAACTATGCCAGACGCTGCGCAAGATGAACACACGCGCAGGCGGCGTGGTTATGCGCCGCGCCATGGGCGACACGCTTCCCGAAATCGGCGCCGCTATCGGCGTCACGCCACAGCGCGTGTGTCAGATCGAGAATGAGGAGCGTGGGCGGTTGTTGAAGAGGAGGGCGGCTTGACAGAAAAATTAAATGCCTTTGGAAAGCCGGTTTACAAGGCTGAAAACGACAACCGGCGCCGCATGAATGGTCCGTGGCTGCCTAACCAGAAGATGGCAAAGGCACTTGGCTCTAAACGATATTTCACAGGAGAGCCATGCAGCAACGGCCACATCACGACCCGTTTTGCAAGCAATGCAGCGTGCACGAAGTGCAGCTCCGACAAAAGAAATGAGCAAAACAAGTTAAGGGCCGATTTGGATCCAGAGTGGCGCGAAGAGCGCAATGCACAGCAGCGCGCCAGATATCACGCTGATCCATCTAAATCGAAAGCTCAAAATCAGAAATGGATAGCCACTAATGACAATCAGAGGCGAGAATACACGCGCGAGTATATGCGCATGCGTCGCGCTGAAGATCCTACGCTGAACGAGGCGGCAAGAGAGCGGATGCGCGTCATCAGGAGCGACCCGGCATACGTTGAGGCCGAGCTCGCCAAGGGGCGTGAAAAATACGCTGAAAACCCCGAGAAATTTCGCGAAAAGAGCAAGCGATATGCCAAGGAGAATCCGGAGGTAGCTGCGACCCAAGCCAGGAATAGGCGAGCACGAATCAGGGATGCTGAGGGCAGTCACACGGTTGAAGATATCGCCAATATATTGAATCGGCAGAAGTACAAGTGCGCCGAATGCGGGAAGTCAATTCGTAAGGCCTATCACGTCGACCATATCGAGCCGATATCGAAAGGCGGCTCAAACTGGCCGAGTAATCTTCAGTGCCTTTGCAGCACCTGCAATTTGCAGAAGTCTGATTTTGATCAAGTTGAATATGCAAAACGACGAGGAAGGCTGATATGACATTGCAACTTCGCCAATATCAGCAAGAGGCTGAAGAATCCGTATTTTCATACTGGCAGGAAGAGCCTGGAAATCCTCTCGTTGACCTTGCGACCGGGTGCGGAAAATCGCTGGTCATGGCCTCGCTTATCAAGCGACTGGTCGAGGGGTGGCCGGACATGCGAATATTGGTAGCTACTCACGTAGCAGAATTAATTGAACAAAATTTCCTTGAGCTAGTCGGCATCTGGCCGTTCGCGCCTGCTGGAATCTTCTCTGCTGGTCTCGGTCGTCGTGATGCGTACAGCCAGATCGTCTTTGCCGGCATACAAACCGTGCACAACAAGGCGGCGATGATCGGCTTTGTTGATGTCCTCATGGTCGACGAATGCCACCTGATTCCGGCCAACAGCAATACGATGTACGGCCGGTTCATCGCGGCTCTACGCGAGATCAACCCGGATCTGAAAATCTTGGGTCTGACCGCAACACCGTATCGGCTGGATAGCGGCCGGCTCGATGAGGGCGAGGATCGCCTGTTCGATCAGGTCGTCTACACCTACGGAATTGGTGACGGAGTCCGCGAGGGGTTCCTTGCGCCACTGTCGTCAAAAGCAACCGCGACAGTGCTTGACATGAAGGGTGTCGGCCGCCTCGGTGGAGACTATAAGCAATCTGCCATGCAGGAGGCGGTTGACAAGCTGGATGTCACCAAGTCTGCAGTCGACGAGATCGTGGAGAAGGGCGCCAACCGACGTTCATGGCTATGCTTCTGCTCTGGCGTCGACCACGCAACTCACGTCCGCGATGAGATCCGATCGCGCGGCATCAGTTGCGAAACCATCACGGGCGAGACGCCGAAGGAAGAGCGGCGCCGCATCATTGAGGATTTCAAGGCGTACCGCCTTCGCGCCATTACAAATAATAGCGTCCTGACAACTGGTTTTAACCACAAGGGCGTAGACCTGATCGCTGCTTTGCGTCCGACATTGTCGGTCTCCCTCTATGTCCAGATGATGGGAAGGGGCACTCGCCCACTCTATGCGCCAGGCATGCCGCTGACAACTCCGGAAGAGCGGCGGGCCGCTATTATCGCTGGGCCGAAGCCCGCCTGCCTTGTGCTCGACTTCGCCGGTCTCGTCGATCGGCATGGCCCGGTTGACATGGTCCAGCCAAAGCAGCCTGGCAAAGGTGACGGCGAAGCTCCCATGCGCCTTTGCCCACAAGACGGATTCGACAAGCATGGCAGGCCTGGGTGCGGCGAGAAGCTTCATGCATCGGTGCGTATCTGCACCTGCTGCGGCTTTGAATTCGACATCGATGACAGCCCAAAGATTACATCGCATGCGGCCGACACTCCTATCATGTCGATGGCGGAGCCAGAAAGCCGAAAGGTGTCCAGCCGTTCCTTCCGATTCCACGAAGGGAAGGGTGACAAGCCGCCGTCGATCAAAATCAGCTACATGATCGGACTCAACTCAATAAACGAGTGGGCCTGCCCCCAGCACACCGGATTTGCGAAAACAAAAAGTGACCGCCTGTGGATGAATTTTGGTGGCTCCCGCCCGTTTCCAAAAACTCCGCTCGAGTGGTTGGAGCGCCAAGGGGAACTCCTTGAGGTCGATGAAATATTTGTGAAGCCGAACGGGAAATATTGGGACGTGGTCAGCCACGTAATGAGTGATCGCCGCGCAGCCAATGACAACGTGGCGGCGGCGGCGAACGATAATCGCAGCTACGCGGAAGACTGGGAGCGAGACGAAATTCCATTTTAGGCTTTGACAAATTTGTATATTTACGCCAGGGTGACAATCAACCGCGCCTACCAAGCGCGAATGCACCACGTAGAGGAGATTGCATGCGCAGAAGAATCTATCTTGACCTTGATGGAGTCATGGCTGACTTCGACGCTCATTTCCCGGCTCTTTTTGGCATCAGCCATAAGAGCATGCTGGATGATGATATGTGGGCAACCATCAACTCTCATCCGTCCTACTTCCTCGACATGCCCCCATGCGCTGGCGCTCTTGATTTCTTCGAAACAATCAGAGGCCAGCAGCCGATCATCCTTACCGCATGCCCTCGCACCAATTACGCCAACTCCGCAAAGCAGAAGCGGCAGTGGGTGCGCAACCATCTTGGCTCCGACATTCATGTCCTTCCCGTGATGGGTGGCAGCAACAAGCCGTTGTTTATGCATGCGGCCGGCGACATCCTGATCGACGATTTCGAGCGCAACACGAAGGTATGGGAGAAGGCGGGCGGCCTTGCCATTCTGCACACTGATTTCGAAACGACGCGTGACGCGCTATCCAACGCACTCGCCGCATAATTAGCGCCCCACCAGCGCAACCACCACACCACAAGAGGAGACTGATGATGAGCGAGCTAACGCAACAGCGGCTTAAGGAATTACTTAACTACGACCCGGCAACTGGCGTGTTCACGTGGCTGGTAGGGGGGCACGGCGTCAAGGTCGGCGATGTGGCTGGGGCTGACAACGGTAGCGGCTATATCCGCTTCAGCGTCGACGGCAAAAGAGGCCGCAAAGCCCATCGCCTTGCATGGCTCTACATGACTGGCGAATGGCCCGTTGGTGCGGTCGACCATCGCGATTTGGACAAGGCGAACAACGCATGGGCGAATCTTCGTGAGGCAACGAATTCTCAGAATCAGGCTAACAAGACCGGTCGCAACAGCACCGGGTTTAAGGGCGTCTACAAAGACCACAACAGATTCAAGGCGATGATCTCTGTAAACGGCAAGCAGATCCATCTCGGAAACCGCTCAACTCCTGAAGAGGCTCACGCCCTTTACGTCGCAGCGGCAAATGATATCCACGGCGAATTCGCGAGGTCAGCATGATGAATCAGGCGCACAGCGAATTCAACCCGCAGGCGATCCGTGAAGTTGGCATCGGGCATAATCAACCACCCGCAAACGACAATTCGGCCTTCGAAGCCATCCGCCAGGAACTCGACGACCTATACGACACCGCCAAGGATTTCTGCGACGGCGAGCCCATCACCGACGAAGCCATGGCCAACGTCATCACCGAACTGCATGACCGCATTCACGAGTGTGGCAAGCGCGCGGAAGAGCTGCGCGTCGATGAAAAGAAGCCACTCGACGACCAGATAACAGCCATCCAGGCCAAGTTCCACCCGCTGATCGGCAACACAAAAGCCGGCAAGGGCAAGGTCGTTCTCGGCAAGGAGGCGTGCCAGGCGTTGTTGACGCCATGGCGCACGCGGATTGCGCAAGAGAAGGCCGCGGATGCCGCCCGCATAGCGCAGGAAGCAGAAGATGCCCGCCGTGCCGCCGATGAGGCAGTGCGTGCCAGTAGCGGAAACCTCGCGGCGCGTGAAAGCGCTGAGGAATTGCTGGCCGATGCTAAGCGGCTGGAGAAGACCGCGAAGCGGGCGGACAAGGCGGCGACTGTGGGCACGGGGTTGCGTACAATCTGGAAAGCCGAACTCGTCGACGAAGACGCGGCTATGGAGTGGACATGGGCGCGCGCCAAGGAAGAGGTGCTTGCCGTGGCACAGCGGAATGCTGATGAGGCCGTCAGGGGCGGCGTGCGGCAGGTGCCGGGGTTCCGTATTGTCGAGAGCAAGGTGGCGTCATGATTTTGGATGATGATTTCGAAACCAAGGTGGAAGCAGAACTCGCACGAACAGCCAATCGACCGGCCGTCGCTTGGTTTGATATTTCTGATATCCAGCCGCCGCAGAAGACATTGCTGATGGTGACCGGTAGCAGTGGCTATCGCACCCACCGGCAGTTCTTGGAACTGGCATATATCGACGAAGACTTCCGCCCATCCCGCGGCGGTCCTTTGCGCTGGCAAAGCGTCCAGAACGATGCGCTTTATGATGCTGGCTATGTGCCGACACATTGGGCTTATCCCATCAACTTGCCGGAGGTGATTTGATGGCGTGGTTAGCTCTTTACTTCTACATCGCCGGCGCGATGACGGCATTTCACCATATCAACGAGGCGTTGGATGATGGCCTAACCTTCACATCGATCTTTCTCGGCGTGGTGATTTGGCCGATCTTCTGGCCGGTTATGTACGCCGTTGCTTTTTTCGGCACTATTTTGCGTCGAGGGTGGAAGTGATGCAGTCCCTGACCAGCCAGATGGTCGACGGCGTCTTCCCGACCAAGACAAAGGCCATCGGCGGACTGTCCAAACTTTGTAGCGAAAAAGCGGTCAGTCGCCTCTTCGGTCCAGACTTCATCACGCAGAAATACCTGCGCCTTTATCCGAATAGCGTCCGCGCAAAGTCGTGGGCTGGTTCTATGGTACACATCCAGACAGAAAACGGCGTCTGGCGCACGGGTGGCAGCGGCTACACCTACGCCGGCAAGCCTGACGCTTGGATCATTCCTTTCGAGGACGCGGTCAAAAAGATCGACCATTGTGGGCCGGAGAAATGCGGGAGGTTCTTGCTGGCCGCCCGCATCATTGCGGCGGTCGCCGAAGACAAGCGAACCACCGCCAACGCCTACTATCTCGCCGCCCAGTGGCACGACAAACAAGCCGCTGACTGCGACGTCATGGCGAAGGACGATCCGCGCCTTGGTCCGGAGATCCGCCGCCGCGCGGCCGCAAATGCCGTCCATCATCGCGCAAGCGCGGCGGGGCTACGGCTTTCCGCTACGGGCTTGCTGCGGGCTGCACTGTAACCTTCACGCGTCATAAATGGCCCATATGACGCGCCAACGTATCATTTATGGACCACTGTCCACCAAACTGCACATTACAGCGCTTTATGTACAGTCTAATAATCACCGGCGCGCCACCAACGCGCGGGACACCACAAGAGGAGAGAATATGACGAGCACCACGATGCACGACGGAAGAGTCGTGCTGCATCAAGCGGACTGCCGAGACGTTCTGCGCGGTTTGGCCGACAATTCCATCGACAGCGTGGTCACGGATCCACCATATGCGCTGGTTTCAATCCAGAAGCGTTTCGCCAACTCTCCGCGCAATGAAAAGACAGAGAACCCCGTGAACCCTTATGGGCGCACGGGGCGCGGCTTTATGGGTAAGACTTGGGATAACGGCGAGGTCGCGTTCAGCGATGAATTCTGGGCCGAGGTGCTGCGCGTCCTGAAGCCTGGCGGCCATGTTGTCGCGTTCAGCGGCACGCGCACTTATCACCGGATGGCAGTGGCGATCGAGGATGCCGGCTTTGAGATCCGCGATCAACTCGGCTGGGTCTATGGCTCGGGGTTTCCGAAGTCGCACAACCAGCACGGCTACTGGGAAGGCTGGGGCACCGCGCTTAAGCCTGCGTGGGAACCTATCTGCCTAGCGCGCAAGCCGCTGACGGGCACGGTGGCCGCAAACCTTGATGAGTGGGGAGTCGGCGCGATCAATGTGGATGGTTGCCGGGTTGAGGGAGCATTCGAGAGCGGGTGGTCCAAGTCAGGCAGCAAGGAATCCGACAACGGATCTATGAGCGGCAAAAATTATGCGCGCGACCCCAAGCCGGATTCTCCGGAAGGCCGCTGGCCAGCCAACATCCTCCACGACGGCAGCGAAGAGGTGCTGGCGGCGTTTCCTGACACCAAGTCGGGGAGCCGGAAGGCTGGCGAATACGGCCTGATGGGCTATCACGGTGCTGACGCAGCGCCCATGCCTTCCGTCGACGGCGACAGCGGTTCCGCCGCTCGCTTCTTCTACTGCGCCAAGGCCAGCCGTGCTGATCGTGATGCGGGGTTGGGCCACCTCCCGAAGAAGGAGGGCGGCATGGTGTCGAACACCAGCGGCCAGCACATTACCAGACGCGACGAGGGCTACAAGCCGGAGCCACGCGCCAACATCCATCCCACGGTCAAGCCAACCACCCTCATGCAATGGCTGTGCCGTCTCATCACGCCGCCTGGGGGCGTCATCTTGGATCCATTCATGGGCAGCGGCAGCACAGGAAAAGCCGCGGTTCTTGAGGGCTTTCAGTTCGTCGGCTGCGAGCGTGAGGACGAGTACATGCCTATCGCCATGGCGCGCGTTGCGTGGGCGATAGGCTCCACTGATAGCGAACCAGTTGCCGAGCCAGCACAACCCATCGCCAAGCCAGCCAACGACAATTCACCAGTCGGTGACCTCTTCGCCCAAGCAGGTGCAGCATAATGGCCGCGATCCCAGGAATGAAGTCCGCTACGCCCTTCACGCCGACTGTCGACGCAGCCGGCGATCCGACCGCCTGTTTCTGCTGCGGCATGCGTGCCGTGGCGCTGGGTGCAAACCACCAGAAGGGCGACCCGCAATACTTGTGCAGGAGGTGCATCGTGGCGATCGACGATTACAAGAAAATCAGGCGGCTCGACGAATTCGAGTTGGTTGCGCTCGACGCTGGCGTTGACGCGGTTGGGGAATGGATCGCTGAAAACGGCGGGGTGACGGACCTGGCTCATTTTGATGAGCTCGCGCAGCGAATGCTGGTCAAGGCGGCGTGGGAAGGGTGCGCGCGGGGATTAAGGGCTGCGCTTAAGGAGGCGCCGTTTTGATGGAACATGTCGTTAATCACGTGTTCCCAGAGGACAGCCACATCCGCGTCCTAGACCTATTCAGCGCTGCAGCTGGTGGTTGGTCACTCGGCATGCATCGCGCTGGCTTCACCACGATAGCCGCTTGCGAAGTCATAGATTGGCGACGCGCGCTTTACTCAGAAAACAATCCTGGAGTCCCTATTTATGACGATGTCACCACCCTTACCGCAGAGAGACTTATTCGGGACGGCGTTGGACTTCCCGACATCGTTGTCGGATCGCCGCCGTGCCAGGACATCAGCAGCGCCAACACCAAAGGCAAAGGCGTCGACGGTGAACGGTCTGGCCTCTACTTCGAAGCCATCCGCCTCGTCGACGAATGCAGACCTCGTTGGTTCGCTTTTGAGAATAGCGCTAATCTCAGAACTCGAGGCGCAGACCGGGTCATCGATGCACTGGCGGCAATCGGCTACACCTGCTGGCCATTCGTGGTTAGTGCTGGAGACGTCGGGGCTAATCACGAGCGAAAGCGAAGCTGGCTTATTGGGTTCCGTATTGCCGACGCCGATGGCATCGGACGGCAAGACGGACGGTCGGGGCGGCGGAGCGGGTTCGACATACCCGTTCAGAATGATTCTCGGGACGCCAACAAAGCAATCAGCGCCCAGGTCCGGAACATTTCTGGAGGGCAGAGTGCCGACTATCGTCGAGGCGATGCTGGCCACACCACGGAAGACGGATGCCGACCGGGGCGGGAGAGGGGATGTGCTGTCTCAGTTGAAGGGCTATGCGTCGAAGCATGCGGGGATGGCGCCCACGCCCCTGAAGAGCGACAGCAAGGGTTCTCTGGGAGTGACCAGCAACGGACGACAGAAGTCGCAGAACGTTCCGACATACTTGCGCGATCAGAAATGGGCGGCAGCTCGACGGATTGCGGCGCTGTTGCAGAGCCATGGGCTGACTGGAACGGCGGCCTTGCCCATCACCTACGGGTGGATGATGGGTTATCCTCCTGGGTGGCTCAGTCGCGCATTGCAGTCGGCGGTCCTAAAGGGACTGTTGCGGCATCCCTCATCGTCGAAGCGTTCGGAGACGCGGTCTGCCCGCAAATCCCCGAAGCCATCGGCCGAGCCATTATAAGGGTGGAGCGAGCCCTTGCGGCTATCACCCAAAACGAAAAACCCGCCGCTGCCAATAATAATGACAACGACGGGGTGCGTGATGAAAAACGGAATGAAAAAAGTGCGGCTTGAAAAGTTAGAGAGCAATAACTTCGACGGAAACGACACGTACGATGTCGCCAGCCTTATGGCCAAGGTTGTCGCCGTGACTCACCAAGTCGCGGCCCACCTTGCGGCGTTCGCCGACGGCATGATTGTTCGCAGCGCCGAGGCTTTGCACCTTGAAGCGGCGCTCCTTGCCATCGGCGAACTTCGTGACAACCTCATGCGTCATTGGGCGAGCCAGCATGCGCTGAAGAAATGCTTCGGTGTCTGCTGCAATGGCTTCGTTGGCGTTCATCGTGGCGGTCTCCTTGGTTGGTGATGTCGTTGTAGACCGTAAACGCGCCACTGTCAATATACAAATTTGTCAAGAAATGAGGAAATGATTGATGCAGCCGGTTGAGCTAGCAAAAACGAGAAAGCGCGAGCGGATACCGCAAGGTGTCCGCTTTGACGTGTTCAGGCGCGACAATTTCACATGCGTATATTGCGGTCGAGGATCGCCGGAAGTGACGCTGCATTGTGACCACAAGTTGGCGCACTCGAAAGGCGGCAGCGACGACAAAGAAAACCTTGTAACTGCCTGCGAGGATTGCAACTTCGGGAAAGGAGCAAAAAACGTGAACAGAGCACCGTCGGCGCGCGTAAGGAACGATGCTGGTCTAGTTGGGCTGTTCGGCCACACCAGAGATGACGACGGCACCATAAACTGGCAGTTCGAAATCATTGGCAAGGTCGGCGATGACGCATATTCCATCCAACTTTTCTCATGGATGGATGGCCGGCCGACGGACGTGAAAATATTCACGTTGGATCAAATTGCCAAGTGCTCACTGTATTCCACGAGAGATGCGTGGATTCAGCGGTGGGCAAAGGAGAGCGGCTATAATTATAGGAGCGCAGCATGACAAAATCACCCAAAGACCTAGCTCTCTCTTACGCAACCGCCGGGGTGCCTGTATTCCCATGCCGCTCCGATGACGAGGTTACTGACAGATACGACGCCGGAACTGGCGAATTCGAGGTGCTGAAAGCAAAGACACCGCTCCTGAGTAATGGGTTCAAGGGTGCCACGAAGACGGAGCGCATTATCAATATCCTCTTCGGCGAGCGCCACCCAACATCGATGGTTGGGGCGCCGACCGGCGAACAAATGGGCGCGTGGGTTTTGGATATCGACGTTCACAAGGACGACGATGGCAAAGTGATCAACGGCTATGAGACTATTGCGGCCCTCGAGGATAAGCATGGCCCACTACCGCGCTCGGCAGTAGCCAAAACCGCTGGTGGTGGCGAGCATCATTACTTCCGCTACGCGCCTGGCGTTCGCAATCGCGGCGGCCTCGGTGCTGGCCTTGATATCAGGGGGGCGGGTGGGTATGTCGTAATGCCCGGCAGTGTATTGGCTGATGGGAAAGGCTACCATTGGCTTGATTGGGATGGGGATGGCCTTCCGCCGCTGCCTGATGCGCCGGCATGGCTACTGGATCTTGTGCTGCCGCCCCAAAAGGCGGAGACCGCCGCTGGCGACTACACGCACAACGCAGGCGAGAACACGGCTTACGTTGAGCGCGCGGTGGAGGCGGAATTGCGCGAACTGGCTGGCGCCTCACAGGGAGGGCGTGGCGAGGCCGTGAACCGCAGTGCGTTCTCGTTAGGAACACTGGTCGGCGCTAACGTCTTATCGCGATCGGAAGCTGAGGCCGGCCTATTCGATGCGGCCTATGCAAACGGCGTAGTAGCGAAAGACGGCGAGCGGGAAATCCGCGCCAAGATCCGCCGTGGCCTTGACGCAGGCATGAAGCAGCCGCGCGAAATCCCACAGCAACAGCAGGACGATATGGCAGGCTGGGGCAACGTCGACTATCGTGCGCTGGTAGAGAACAGCATACGAAAAAAAGCCGCACGTGAAGCCGCAGCCGTTACCGAGTCCGCCCCACAGCCGCCATCACCAGAACCAACCGCAGACCCAGACGAAGAAGCCGCGGACTACACGCTGGCAACGGTGGCCGACCTTGAAAGCCTCACGTACCCTGGCGGGCTGGTCGAAGACCTGATCGACTGGATCACATCGAGCGCCGAGCAACCAAGCAGGCCGCTTGCACTCGCTGCGGTCTTGCCGTTGGTGGCTACCCTTGCAGGCTCGCGGTATAGCACCGGCAGCAAGGACACACGCCCCAACCTATACACGGTGGCGCTGGCGGAATCCGGTTTCGGCAAGGAGCACGCGCGCAGTCAGATCAAGCGGCTGCTCATGTCCAGCCAGGGCGTATTCGATGACTTCTCAGGCCCGGCCCGCATCATGTCGGCCTCTGCGCTGCGTGAAGTCCTCGAACGCCACTCCAGCGTCAACTGCCAGATCGACGAGTTCGGCGGCTTCGTGCGGGAAATAACCGATCGAAAGGCGGGGAGCCATCAACGGGCCATCTCCACCGACCTGCGCGACTACTACAGCGCCAGCACAACGTATTTCGAGGGCGCAGCCTACCGCGGGACGCCGCCGAAGCGCATCTACAATCCGAACCTCTGCTTGCATGGAACGTCGACTCCGGAACAGTTCTGGACCGCCCTATCATCGGCCAGCGCCGAGGACGGCCTACTGCCTCGCCTGATCCTGTTTCACGTCAAGGGCGACAAGCCGACGGCCGTGAAGCCGCGCAGAGACGTGCGGGATGTGCCCACGCTGTTGTTGGAGAAGATGGCGGCCGTGGCTGGTATAGACGTGGTGAAGCGAAGATCGGCCACCAAGTTGCCCGCTGTGGCTGCGTGGCAGGAGAACAAGCCTCACATCGTGCCGTGGACGCCGGACGCACTCACGCTGTTCCGATCTATCAAGGTGGCCGTGGAAGAGCAGGAGCGGCTTGTGGCGGCCGAAGGCAAGCCGTTCGTGCGACGCATCATCGAGAACGCCATCAAGCTGGCGCTTATCGTGGCCGTCGGCATCGATCCGAACGAGCCGGTTATATCGGAGGCCACATTCGATTGGGCGACTGCTGTGGCCTGGTCGTGCGCCGCTGATATGCTTTCCGAAGTGACTGAGAGGCTGGCCGACAATCAGCGAGAGGCGAACTACAAGAAGATCGCCGGCCTGATCCGAAAAGGTGGCGTTAATGGCATCACGGAAGGCAAGTTGCTGGACAAATGCAAGGCCATCGAGGCGTGGCAGCGTGAGGACATTCTGAAGGATTTGCTGAAGGCAAATCGTGTCATCGTGCCCGCCAATGACAACAAAAGAGGCCGCCCTACGAGGCGCTATGTTTGGCTCGAATTAGGTGCGTGAATTTGTCTTTTCTTGTGTCTTTTTCGCTAGGACAGATCTTAGGACAAAATCGGAGGCGCTGAATTTGTCCTGAATTTATCCTAAGCGAAAAAGACAAAATCGGATGCAAAAAAGTGTAATGAAATCAAGGGGTTATATACTATATATATGAATAGATCTTTTTTCTTATCGTATAGTATAAGTAAGTGATGTTCTTACTATGTTCCGTAGGGATAGAATATAGGGGGGTGAAAAGGACAAATTCACTTCCACCCACCAACCAACCACTCACCACCACAGGAGACCGACATGGCCAAGACCACCACACAGACCACCCGCATGAACGGCAAGCGTGTTCGCATCGTCACCCGCGTCACGGCGACCGGCACGAGCGTGAAGGTTAGCGCGGCGCCGGTCGAGGAGTGGCTGTTGCAATCGTCTGCAGTAGCAGCCCTGAAGAAACTGCCTGAGTACGGTAAGACATTCGACCTGGAGGGCGATTTCAACGCGGCTCGCCGTAGTGCGCAGGAGAGCGTCAAGGCGAAGGCAACTGGCATAACCCCTGGCGCCTTCGATCTTCGGATTTACATGGACGGCGGCCAGCTCGGTCTCATCGAGATGAAGGGCAAGGAGGGACGGCTGAGCGTCGAGCAGAAGGCGCGGCATGCAGACCTTATGCGCCTCGGCTTCACGCGCCAGGCAGTCGTGAAGGCCGACAACCAGAACGATGCAGCTTCGATGTGTGTGGATCTGGTTAGGGGCTGGCTCCAAAAATAATTATCTCATTTGCCATATATTCCGCTTGCAACAGTATGCCATTTGCCATATATATAATTCATCAACAAGGAAACGAGCAAATGACCTTCATGAACAAACCTCTCCCGCCAAAAGAAAACGGCAAGCAGAACACCAACAAAGATTATCTGGTTCAGGGATGGAACGCTGCGGTCAATGGCGTGTCCGTAAATGACTGCCCATACTACGCAACCTCAACTGCCGAAAAATACTGGCTCAAGGGCCATAAGTCGGCATGACCAACGACGAATTCAAATCAATCCGTGAGCAGCTCGGCCTTACACAGGTCGAGCTTGCTGGCGTTCTTGGTTACGCCAAGGCGCTTCAGATATCTAGCTACGAACGGCACACAAATCCGCGCGCGGTGCCCAGCCTGCTTGCCTTGTTGTTGACCGCCTATGCCGAAGGCTACAGGCCAGCAAATTGGCCAAAGGGGAAGTGATGGACGATTTCTACGTATACACTTGGACGCGGCCAGACACTGGTAACGTTTTTTACGTCGGCAAGGGACGCGGCAATCGCGATGCGATACCAAAGGTTCACAATCCGATTTTTATAAGCATTGTCGCAAAGCTTAAATCGTCAGGGTTGGAGCCATCCATAAATCGGATACACGAAAACCTTACAGAGGCGGAAGCATTCAAACTTGAGCGTGATGAGATATCAGCGCGAGGCAGGATAAATAAGAAGACTGGGTTATTGGCTAACCTAACAGATGGTGGCGAGGGTTCCAGCGGAGCAATAGCTACCGATCAAAGAAAATCCCGCGTAAGCAAATCCCTTCGATTGCACTACGAAGATCCCGACAACAGATCGAAGATGAGCGACCTAATTGTCAGGCGATATCAGGAAAATCCAGAGATGCGAGTTAAGACATCTGCTGCTCTAGTGAAGCGTTACGAAGATCCTGCCGAGAGGGAAAAAACTGCAGAATCCCTCCGCGGCAAGCCAAAAAGCGAAAATCACATCGCGAGTGTGTCTCTTGCCCTGAAGGAATCGTGGGACGGAAACGTTAAGAGAAGGTCAAGACACAGGTCGCTGACATTAAAGAGGCCGCCTAACAAAGCTAATAAGTCTGGGTACAAAGGTGTGTCATTTGATCTGTCAAGCGGAAAATGGTTGGCGCAAATCGAGGTCGAAGGACGAAACAAGCATCTCGGTCGCCATCCAAGCCCGAAAGACGCAGGAAGGGCGTACGACTTTGGGGCAATTAAATACTATGGGTACGATGTCTATCTGAATTTTCCAGATGAGCATAAGGCAGCAAACGACAACGAACTTATCGCCGCCGACCGCTTGACAAATTTGTAGAATGCTGTAAAACCATAATTACCGAAGCGCACCAAACCGAGGAGACAGAAGATGAGCGAACTTATTAAGATTGCAGCAGACGACGTTAGCAAACTTCGCAAGTCTGACGTATTCCGCGTTCTTGATTGTGCAGGAGGCGAGCGGCTTGAGTTGGCGCTTTTCATCATTACGAACCGTCCGGAGTTGCGCGAGGAAGTAGATGAATGCCTTGCAGACCTAGCGGCGTAAAAGGAGTATCCCATGTCAGACAGAATGGAAGAGTATTTTACACCAATCCACAATGCGGCAGAATTTCTCTACAGCATTGCGCGCGCCTCAAGCATGAGCAAGGCGAATTGCGAAATGGCTAATCACCACGCGCAAGCGATCTTCGAAGCCCTGTCCTCAATTCAAGAGCTCTATGAGAGCACGGAGGAGCAAGCGCACGTTCAAGAAATGAAATGCGGCATACTGCTGCTGGAGAACGATTTGCTTCTAAGGGCGGCAAAAAGCTGCGGGGGCGAAACATGAAATACGTTCTCATTTTCGCGCTAACCACATCAACACGACCACACCGGCCGCCTAGCGGCCCACCACACAGAGGAGACCAACATGACCCGCATCCTTATCGCAGCAGCCATCATAGCCACAGCAACCACCGCCAACGCCCAAGCCGTAGTTTCGTCTGACTGCGCCCTGTCGCGCTTCATCGAAGCCTACGCATGGCAGGCCGTGGACGACGCCGAACGCAACAACGTCTCTGCGCCGCTCAAGAACGGTCTGCGCGTCTATCTGCGCACCGTCCAGCAGCAGACGAAGAAGGTTTGCCGCACTTCGGTGTAGTTGGTTGACAAATTTGTTATTTTCCGCCGTGAGCATCATATATCCTGCAATCACCAACCACCACGATTGCAGGAGACGGAAGTGGCACGGCACGCATCACTCGCAGAGCAACTCGGCGCATTGAAGGCTTACTCGCAGAGGCCCGAAATAGACGCACCCATCGATACGTTGAAAACCAACTGGTCCGCTGTGGAGGCAAATGACAACAGCCCTGAAGAAATTATGGGAATGAGCGTCGAGCGAAGACTGCGTATCAGGCCCACTGACACGGACATTGTTGATGAAACCCTCGGAGCCGATGTTGTTCGCGGCCCAGACGTATACAGTGATCACTTCGGCCGCATGATCCCTGGTCCAATCCTCCGGATCGGAAACGTGCGGTTCAGCAATGGTACGCATACGGAAAAGGCATACACATACGGTCTAGACGGCAAGCTAACGCAGTTCGATGCCAGGATGCCACTGGGCGCCATGCTTGGCGCGACTGAGAAGCAAGAGCGCATGCTCGGTGGTGATGACGACACATCTGAGCGAAACGCCATGTGCGCCCGCATTGTGTCGTGGCTTGGCTCAAAGCGGTCACGTTCGATGCCAAAGCGCGAGCGCGATAAAACCAAAGACAAGAACTATACGGTTGAAGAATCGCGAAAGATGCTTGCCGAGGCGATGGCCAACACGGACCCAGCGAAGGTTAGCTGGACGCGCGCCCACAAGGCCATGCCGTGGAAGCCGAGCAACTCGACTGAACTATTCCTCGGAATGGTCAAGACAACCAAGGGAGAAAGCGGGTCAGTGGCGTGGCAGGACATCGTCGGACATATCACCGAACGAGAAGTATGGGCCAAGTCAATCGATGCGCTGAAGCCAGAAAGCAGGGCGACGATCGCCGCGCTGGAGACGGCTCAGAATACCGCCGCGATCGGCATGTTGCACGGCAAGCGCGGAAGCCAGGCTTGGGCAGTTGGTAAGGCTAAGTTGATAGCCGCAAACGACGATCTCATGGCCGCAATAAATAAAGTTTCGGCATAATCGGAGAAAATGCCGTTCTCATGGGGAATAGAGCGAAGGGTTCGCAAATGAGCCCAAACTCTTCCGGCGAAGTCCCGGACCCATCGCCATGCGGCATTTAGTGCCGTCTCTGAGCCTTGGGTAACTTTTCTGATGAGCATCCTAGTCCTCTGTGGCTGGCATCGCACCGGGCATTGTACCGTGGCGCTGTTGGCTACATGCCTAACATCCTGAAGCAACAGGAGGGCACTGCGGACGCGCCGTGGCTGGATGCAACTTAATTGGCGACCCGTTATGCGGGTTCGCTGGGGATGGACCAACAGCGCTAACGCCCCACGTAGCGGACTGTTGGCCATACTCACTTATTGCCCACTCACGGCTAGATGCTTGCGGCTTGGACGCGGCGTTCCGTTGGGCATACCAATTACCGCAGCGCGCCTCCTCTCGCGACGCGGTAATCCTGCGCCAGGTTGAGCCTTGTAATAAGGCTCCCTGGCGCTTTCGTTTTCTATGGTGATGCATGGCCAATAAGAGTGCATGGCACCACCTCTACCAGACGGCAGCATGGAAGCGCCTGCGTGAGGCGCAGCTCAGTGCCGAGCCGCTGTGTCGCTACTGCCTAGAGGCTGAGGACGTAACAGCGGCGACCATATGCGACCACATAACCCCTCACAAGGGGAACGTGGAACTGTTCTGGTCCGGTCCCTTCCAGTCGCTATGCAAAGCGCATCACGATGGAGCTAAGCAGCGCATCGACAAAGGACAGAACGTGATCCGATATGGCGCGGATGGATGGCCGCTTTAGAAAATAGATGAAAATAGTTCGATAAATAGATGATTTTATTGGATTTAATGCTTGACGATCGCATCGAAGAACGATATGATAGAGGGTTGCCCTGGGGAGGGGTGGGTCGGATCTCTAGGGCCTGCCGCCCTGGGTACCGGCGTTGGGCAACAGCGCACATAAATCCAATTGAAAATATGAGGGTCTGAAGTCTCGATTGAACTCGCAAGTTCTCCGGAGCGATGCTCGACGGTCGATTGAGAAATCATATATTGTTTGACAAATTTGTCAATGGAGATTTTGCATGGCCAGGCCAAGATTGCCGCCCGGCAAGGCGAAAGCGCTGGGTGCTGATGTAAAAAGAAAAGCACGCTTCGAGGGTCGCAATGCGCCTGTTGTTAAGGATGGAGTGGGCGAACCATTCTCGTGGTTGTCGGATAACGCAAAGCTGGCTTGGGTTGAAATCGTATCGGAAATCCCATGGCTCAATAAGAGCCATCGCGGCCTATTGTCGATTGCCGCAAAACTGCGCGGTCGAATGATGGGGGATTCATCCAACGGGGAGACGGATCTCGGCATTCAGGGGATGAACCTTTATCAGGTGACGCTTGGTAAAATGGGGGCAACTCCGGCCGACTCTACAAAGATTGGGTTAACCGCTGATGGCGATGAAAAAGAGCCAGGCGAAGAGTTCTTCGAGAGGTAGAAGTGCGCCGCTTCACGATCCTGTGACGGCTTACGCAAATCGAGTTTTGTCTGGCGAGGTGGTCGCGGGACCGCATGTGCGAAACGCTTGCCAACGGCACCTTGACGACATGAAGAGCGGGCATGAGCGTGGGCTGTATTTCGACCTAGAAGCCGCGCACGACATTCTGAGGTTTTGCCGTGTCGTGTGCAAGCTAAAAGACGGCCAGTTTGATGGGAAACCATTCAACCCGCACGAGTCGCAGGAATTCATTCTGGGGTCGCTGTATGGGTGGAAGAAGGCCGACGGCTTTCGCCGCTTTCGCCGCGCATACATCGAGATAGGAAAAGGCAACGGCAAGTCCCCGATGGCTGCGGCCATTGGATTGTACGGGCTAGTGGCCGATGGGGAGGCAGGAGCGGAGATTTACGCGGCAGGCAAGGATAAGGGGCAGGCGTTTGTTCTGTTTCGAGATGCCGTCTCGATGGTGAGGCAGTCTCCTTTGCTGACCGCGAATCTTGTCCCCAGTGGGGGCACCGGCGCCTTTGTCGAGAACCTCGCTTATCTGAAGACTGGATCGTTCTTCCGGGTGATTTCTCGTGAGGGTGCATCGTCTGGGCCTCGGCCCACGGTCGCGCTTTGCGACGAACTGCATGAACATCCGAACAGTGCTGTCATTGAAATGCTGGAGCGTGGCTTTAAGGCCCGCCGGCAGCCGCTACTGGTGATGATTACGAACTCTGGCTTTGACCGCACGTCGGTTTGCTGGGATGAACACCAGCACGCCGTGTCGGTAGCCGCTGGCGTCCCCAAGGAATTGCTCGATGAAGATGCGACTTATGTCGGCGAGGTAATCGACGACACGTCGTTCTCGTACGTCTGCGCCCTCGACAAGGACGACGACCCATTCACCGACCCGACTTGTTGGATAAAGGCAAACCCGCTTTTGGGCGTCATCCTGACGCACGATTACATGGAGAAGAACGTCGCTCAGGCGCGTGACATTCCATCCAAGCGCGGCAACATCCTGCGACTTCACTTTTGCGTTTGGACCGAATCCGAGACGACATGGATTCCTCGTCCGCTTGTTGAGCGCGTCATGGCGGAGTTTGATCCGTATGAGCTACACAAGGGCAGACGCATCAAGGCGGCCGGCCTCGACTTGTCTGGAAAGATCGACTTAACAGCAGCCGCGTTCGTTGTTGAGACGGAAGGCAAGTTGGTAAGAAGGGCGGATGGCGAAGAAGTCATTCTTCCGACCTATGATGCGTGGATTGAGGCATGGACGCCGCGCGACACCATGGATGAGCGGGCAAAGGCTTCAAGTCTGCCTTATCGTCAGTGGTTCAACGACAATCACATCCGCGCGCCAGAAGGAACGTCGATACGCCAAGACCATGTTGCGGCCCTGTTTGCTAAGATACACGACAATCACGGCATCGACGTTTTGGCGTATGACCGATATCGATTCGACGAGTTTCAGAACGAGATTGATGCATACGGTCTGGACTTTCCGTGCGTGATGCACCCGCAGGGCGGGAAGAGGCGCGCAAAGCCAGATCCCGCCAAGGTTGAAGCTGCCAAGGCAGCCGGAGAAGAGCCGCCACTAGGATTGTGGATGCCGGGAAGCATGGCTGCGCTTGAGACGTTAATTCTCGAAGAGCGCATTCGTATTAGAAAAAGCCCGGTGATCCTTGGTGCCATCATGGCCGCGCACGTCGAAACCGAGCCGGAGATGGGGAATCAGTTCCTCGTCAAGAAAAAGTCGACGCAAAAGATAGATGCGGCAATCGCCCTCTGCATGGCGGTGGGCGCTGCTGTTGATGGTTTCGTCGAGATCAAGCCAGCCGTTTCCCCCTGGGAAGATCCAGAATTCAAAATTGCCGTCGTATGACGGCGGCAAGGAAATTGCATGTGGCCTTTTAAGGAGAGGGTGGCCGTGGAGACGCGCGCCACTCTAGAAAGTCCGTCCGTCCCGCTTTCCGATGTTGGCGCATGGCGGACACTGATGGGCGAATGGCACGGCGTCGCCGGCGTGGTTGTGACGCACGAGACGGCGCTTGAGGTGCCGGCTGTATGGTGTGCCGTCAACTTTATCGCAAACACAATCGCCAGCCTCCCACTTCAGGTGTTCCAGAAAAGCGGCGATGGCCGAGATACGGCCGATAAGGATCCGCTTTACGCCATCATGCACGATGCCCCGAATGACGAACTCACGTCATTCATGTGGCGTAAGGGCATGATGATCAATGTTTTGCTCCGCGGTCGAGGCGTTTCGTTCATCGAGCGGAACAAGGCCGGCCGGGTCATGAACATCTGGCCGCTCGACACGGACAAGTTGACGATCGAGCGCAAGAACGGTCGCAAGCTTTACCACTACGACGACGGCGGGCGGAAGGTAACCTACTCGGCCAGCGAAGTCATCGACCTGACCTTCATGCTCAAGCCAGACGGCGTGTCTCATGTCGACCCGGTGACTAAGCTGAGGGGAGCCGTCGGACTGTCTCTGGCGCTTGAAGAATACGCACGCAAGTTCTTTGCGAACGGCGGCGTTCCTCCTTTGGCGCTATACGGCTCAGTGCCGTCGCCTGCAGCTGCATCAAGGGCAGCCACAGACGTCAATCAGGCGATCCGAGACGCAAACGCCGAGCGTCGAAACGTCTTGATCATGCCGACAGGGCATGAACTTAAGCCGATCGGCATTGATCCTCAGAAATCGCAGATGGTGGAAGCCCGCCGTATGCAGATTGAGGAAATTGCCAGGATATTCGGCATTCCTCCGGTTTTTCTGCAGGATCTGACGCACGGCACATTTTCGAATACCGAGCAGCAGGATCTGAACTTGGTCAAGCACCTTATCGCCCAGTGGGTGAAGGCTTGGGAGCAGGAACTTAACCTGAAGCTCTTTTCTGCGCGCAATCGCACCAAGTTTGTTGAGTTCAATCTCGACGGGCTCCTTAGGGGCGACTTCGCAACGCGCATGGCAGGCTACGCCACGGCAATTCAGAACGCCATCAACACACCCGACGAGGTGCGCGCGATGGAGAACTGGCCGAAGAAGGGCGAGGACGCCGACAAACTTCACATCCAGGGCGCCACGGTGCCACTGGGTATGCAGATGACGCCGGCGCCAACCGCCGCTCCTGCGAATGACAACAAACAGAACGACGGGACGCAGGCCGCATGAAGACGAACATTGAGAAGCGCACCCACGCTGGCGGCGTCGAGCATCGAGCAGAGAACGACAAGCGCGTGCTTGTTGGCTACGCTGCTGTTTTCGAGCGTCTTGCCAATATCGGCGGCTACTTCAAAGAGCAGATTGCGCCAGGCGCCTTCACTGAGGCCATCGGCGGCGATATCCGCGCCCTGGTCGATCATGACCCCGGCCGCGTCGTCGGACGCACCAAGAGCGGCACGCTGCGTCTTTCCGAGGACGGTGTCGGCCTTCGTGTAGAAATCGATGTCCCGAACACCACGGACGGAAACGACCTGTGGGTTCTCGTCGAGCGCGGCGATATCAGCGGCATGTCGTTCGGTTTCCGCGTCACCAAGGAACTATGGGACGAAACCGGCGATATTCCGGTTCGGACCATTCAGGCTCTTGAGTTGATGGAAGTCTCCGCGGTGGCTTGGCCCGCCTACGATGACACCACCATCGGCGTCCGCTCGCTTGAAGAGTGGCGGTCGGCCAACCCGGCCGAGCCAGTCGTGCCTGCAGAAGAAATTACCGATCCGGCGGCAGCGCCGGTAAGCAAGGCTGCGCACCGTGCGCGCCTGAAGATGGACCTAGAACTTAAGGTCCGCAGCATGCGCTGACCAAGCGCTGTCACCCACCAAAAACCACCACACTGAGCTCGCCACCGGCGGGCTCTTTCCATTTTGGAGACCACATGCCCACCATTCTTGAAATGCGCGAAAAGCAGCAGAAGCTTGTCGCTGACGCCCGCGCCCTGCTTGCCGACATCAAGGACGACACCGCAGAAGCGCGCGTCTCCGAACTCGAAACGCAGCACGACGCCGCAATGGCGGAATTCGACAAGCTCGAGGCCCGCATCAAGCGCGAAGAAGAAGCCGAAGCCCGCGAGCGCAAGCTGAACGAAGCTGATGTTCGCCGCCCGAACGCTGACACGCGTGCCGGCGCCGGCGAAGTCGAAAAGACTGCCGACGAAAAGTATGCTGATGCTTTCCGCAGCTTCCTCCGCGGCGGCGTTTCCAGCCTGTCGGTTGAACAGCGCGCCATCATCAAGACCGTTGAAGAGCGCGGCCAGTCCGTCGGCACGCAGACGCAGGGCGGTTACCTCGTTCCCGGCATCTTCCAGGCCGAACTCATCAAGTCGCTGAAGGCTTGGGGTCCGATGCTCGATCCGGGCGTCACCCGCATGCTGCAGACGTCGACCGGCGCCACGATCACGATGCCGACCATGAACGACACTGCAAACGTCGGCGCGCTCATCGGTGAAAACCAGCAGGTTTCCGTTTCGGAAATCGCGTTCGGCACCAAGTCGATCGACGCCTACAAGTACACCTCGGGCGTTGTTCTGGTTTCCGACGAACTGCTTCAGGACTCCGTCATGGACGTCGAGGCTCTGGTTCGTGATGCCATGGGCGAACGTATCGGCCGCATCGCCAACACGCACCTGACGACCGGTGACGGCGCTTCGAAGCCGAATGGTATCGTGACTGCAGCCGGCACGACCGCCGCTGCCGGCGCTGCTGCCATCACCTTCGACGACTTCATCAACCTCGAGCACTCCGTTGACCCGGCGTATCGTTCGGACCCGTCCATCAAGTGGATGTTCAACGACAACACGCTGAAGGCAGCACGCAAGCTCAAGGATCTGAACGGCGCGTATATCTGGCAGCCTGCCGACGTTAAGGGCGGCGCTCCTGCGACGATCCTGACCTACGGCTACGTCATCAACCAGGCGGTTGCCGACATCGGTACCGGCGCAAAGTCGGTCGTCTTCGGCGCGATGAACAAGTACATCGTCCGCATGGTCAAGGAATTCGCAATCAAGCGTCTCGTTGAGCGTTATGCGGATTACGGGCAGGTCGGCCTCATCGGCTTCACTCGCCTCGACGGCGAACTGCTCGATAGCGCCGCTGTCAAGACCCTGCTGCATCCGTAATCATTGAGGCGCCGTCAGAAATGGCGGCGCCCAACAATTGGAGGGCAGCATGCTCGTCAAGATAAATACAAGTCTGGCCGGCGCTGATTTCTCGTTTCGTTTCGGGGAAGAGGTTGAGCAGGACGTTTTCGCCGCCCTCGTAGGCAACGGCTGGGATTCGCTGTGCGAACCTGTTGCCGAGCCGGTTGTCGAACCTGTTGTGGAAAAGTCCGTCGAAGAAGCTCCAGCGGAGACCGCAGTAGCGGCTGCGCCGGAAGATGCGGCGGTTGCTGATCCGGTAGTTGAAACTGCTGATGCTGCACCAGCACGCCGAGGTCGTCGTAAATGAACGAATGGACGCGACTGGTAAGGACGGTTCCGCCAGCCTCGCCGGTTGTGTCTCTCGCTGAGGCCAAACGGCATCTGCGCGTTTTGCATGATGATGACAATGCCGACATCACGGCTATGGTTGCGGCCGCTGAGGCTGCGATCGAAGGCCCGTACGGAATTGGTATCGCACTGTCGCCGCAGACGTGGCGGCTGTCTCTCGATCATTTCCCTTGCGAGATCATCGTCCCACTTGGCCCGGTCACCGCGGTAACTTCGGTTGCGTATAGTGACGCCAACGGCTCGCCTGCAACTGTGTCTGGGCTGCGGCTGGATCTTGATTCAAGTCCGCTCCGCATCTGGCCTGCGCGCGATACTGCGTGGCCCGAAACCTATTGCGAGCCAGGCGTCGTGAAAATCACGTTCGTATGCGGCTACGCAACGCTACCGCAAGATCTGCGGTGGGCAATCCTTCTCCTTGTCGGTCACTTTTACCAGAACCGCGAGGCCGTCACTACTGACCTCAAGGCCGTAGATCTGCCTATGGGCGTCGCATCTATTCTCGAAAGATATCGGGTCGGCCGCTTCGCCTGACCGAAAGGAAAAACACCATGCCTAATCGCGAAATTCACAACACTCTGCACGTCGTGCCGCTGATCGCTCCGATCGCAGCCCGCACTGACAACACGGCCATCGTCTCCAGCATCATCGACCTTGCTGGCTATAATGCCGCTGAGTTCGTTATCATCACGGGCACGAATACCGACACGAATGCCACTTTCGCCGTAACGGTTGACGCCGGCGACGTTGCCAACCTGTCTGACGCTGCTGCGGTTGCCGCAAGCCAGCTGGTCGGCACCCTGGCGCAGGCAAGCTTCCAGTTCGATGATGACGTCGAGTGCCGCAAGATCGGCTACATTGGCACGCGCAGGTATGTGCGGGTTACGGTCACGCCGTCTGGCAACGACTCCGGCAACATCTTCATCTCTGGCGTTGCTATTCTCGGCTATCCGGCAACTGGGCCGACCGCCAACCCTCCGCAGTGAAATAACTGGATAATATAGGCGTAAAACCCTATGTTGTGTTGTTCGGCTAGGGTAGCTCCCGAAAAGCGTCTGTCCAGGCGCCTGCCGAATACAACAACTGGACGCGAGATTGGACACCTTGCATGGAAATTTACGACAGGCGCAATGCGCCTAGGCGCGCTGATTCGTGGTTTGTTTACGGCTTAGTCGATAGCCGCGCGCCAGTTGAAATCCGCTACATTGGCATCACCAATAATCCGTATTCCAGGCTTTCTATGCATTTGAGCCAAGCCTCAAAGGAGGGGTGGAAGAAGTCGCGATGGATTGGATCAGTCGTCGACGCCGGCGCCGAAGTCTTGATGTGTGTTTTGGCATCTGGAATGACGCAGGATGCCTCCATGATGATGGAGGTAGCGCTCATCGCTGAGTATCGTGCCAACGGCGCATCATTGATGAACCTTACTGATGGTGGCGATGGCGTCAAAGGCCAAGTGCAGAGCGCAGAAGCCCGCGCCAAGAAGAGCGCCGCCCTTAAGGGGAGGATTAAGTCTCCAGAGCATATCGCAAGGATGGCAGAATCGAAGCGCGGCCGAACAATACCAGATGAGCAGCGTGCAAAAATGAGTTCGTCTCATCTGCGGCGATACGAGGATCCGGCAGCGGTTGAGCGGCAAAGAGTAAACACGATACTACGCTTTGATGATCAGGCTGAGCGTCAGCGTTACGCTGAGGCAACCAAGCAGCGGTTCAATATTGATGGTGCTCGAGAAGAGCACGGCATCATAATGCGCGCTACGTATGACAATGACCCATCGATAGTTGAGAGGGCCTCTCTCTCAAGGCGGGCAAATGGTCGCCAGTCAAATAATAAGTCTGGATATAAGGGCGTATTCTTAGACAATTCACGTGGGAAATTTGTCGCGCGCATTCACGTTAACGGCAAGAACAAGCACGTTGGATACTTCATGAATGCCGAAGATGCGGCCCGCGCCTACGATGAAGCCATACTGGCACAAGTTGGTGCTGGTGCATATGTCAACTTTCCACAATTGCCGCTGATGGCGGCCCATTCTTCGTAAGGGAACCAACAATGGCAGATATTAGTGTGACCGCAAGCGCGGTCGTCGCAGGCGCAAGCGCGCAGACAAAAACAGGCGTTGCTGGCGCGGCTATCGCAGCCGGCGACATCGTCTATCTCGACTCTACCACGACCGGCAAATGGCAGCTCGCTGACAGCGATGCCGCTACCGCCGAAGCTCGCGGCCAGACAAGCAATATCGGCGTCGCGCTGAACACCGCAGCGCTCAACCAGCCGGTTGTCGTGCAGGTCTCTGGACCGGTAACGCTCGGCGCCGTGCTCACGGCCGGCACCGCGTACTATCTTTCGGACACACCTGGGAAGCTTTGCCCCTTCGCCGACGACGTCGGCGGCGACTACATCACGCTGATGGGCCAGGCGGCTTCGACTTCCGTATTGAATATTGACGTTCAATATTCTGGCGTGGCCAGCGCCTAATGGCGGCGGGGGCGCTAAAAGAACGCGTCTCCTTTGCTGTCAGAAACGAGCAGGACGACGGGTTTGGCAACACCGTCGCAGACTGGATCGAACAGTTTCAGGATGCGGCGGAATACGTTCATCTCCGCGGAGGCGAGTCCGTAATAGCGGCTCGCCTAGAAAATCGTCATCCGCAAGTTATCCGCGTTCGATCGCACGTGGCAACGCGTCGCGTGACTGCCGATTGGCGAGTCACGGATACCCGCACCATGGTCGAATACGCGATCCGTGACGTCACGGCATCCACCGATAACAAGTGGATTGATCTTCTCTGCGAACGCGGCGTCCTGCCGTAAGGCAAAAGGCGGACGTAGTGGTTCAAGGTATCTCTGATCTCAAGAAGGCTGTCGCCGCGTTGCCAAAACGCGTCGAGGCGGCGGCCAGACCAGCAATGGAGGCCGGCGCCGAAGAGCTCGTCAAGATGATGAAGCGCCTAGCGCCAGTCGATGACGGAGACCTTCGTGACAGCATCGGCTGGACATGGGGCAATGCACCAGCAGGATCCGCTGTTATCGCTCAAAGTGACCCCAATGAGCGCGGCATCCGCATTACCGTCTACGCTGGCAACGCCAAGGCCTACTACGCGTCCTTCGTGGAATTCGGTACGGCGCCACACAACGTTGCGACCGGCGGCGGCAACAAGAGCTTCACGGGCGTGGCTCACGGCCATCCAGGCACCAGAGCGCATCCGTTTTTCTTCCCATCCTACCGAGCCCTCAAGAAACGCATTCAGTCGCGCATCAAGCGCGAGATGAAAAAGGCGATCAAGTTCGTTGGGCCGGTTACGCAAGGTGAGGCTGATTGATGGGCGCACAGGCGGATCTGCAAAAGCTCCTTTACGACACGCTGCGCGCCACGACCGCCATTATGGCGCTGGTCGGAGGCGTTTATGACCGAGTGCCGGCTGACCCTTATAATGGCAAGAACGCCTATGTTAGCTTCGGCCCGTCCGATGTGGTTGATGATAGCGCCGATTGCTCTGTCAGCGGCACCCACTCGTTCCAAGTGGACGTGTGGAGCAAAGCCGTTGGCCAGGTCGAGGCGAAAAACATCGTCGACCTGATTTATCGCACGCTTCACGAAGCTGAGTTGGTGTTGTCGGTGAATGCCTTGGCAGAAATCCGAGTGGATTTTCGCCGCGTCTTTACCGATTCCGACGGGCTCACAACGCATGGCGTCGTGAGCGTAACGGCCAGCATCGAAGAGCCAGAATGACGACAGGTGAAAACATGGCGTGGATGATGGTTCATCAAGAGGTGAATTGGTCTAGGCCTCGATCGAAGTTTAGTTTCAACGCTAAGCCGAAAGCGGAGCCGCAATCGTGGCCTCGAGATTTCGTGGAATACGCCGTCTCTGTGGCGCGCGCAACCAAAGTCCCGCCTCCAGGGCGGAAATCACAAGAAATAAAGGGCTAATGCCCCAAGACCAACCGCCGCTTCGCCGGCGGTTTTCTTTGCCATGAAAGGAAAACCAAATGGCGTATGCGAGTACAGCTAATTTTCATCAGATGGTGCTTGAGGTCGAGGTGACCGCAGGTAGCGGCGTTTACAGCAAGATCTGTGGCCTGACTTCCAGAGGCGTTAACCGCCAGCACAACATGCAGACCTCCGAAGTTCCATCGTGCGACGACGAATCTTTGCCTGCACAGGTTGAGCGCGCCGTTCAGTCGTCTGAAGTGACCGTTTCCGCCTCTGGCGTATGGGCTTCGCAGTCGCACGAGCTTCTGCTTGATTGGTGGGGCGCCGGCCAGCCGAAGAACATCCGTATTCACCACGTCAATGCGGCGATCGGTGATACGGAGTACGAATCCGGAGCGGCCTACCTGGCATCGATCAACAACGCTGCTGAGCGCGGCACGAAGGTCACCGCCGAGCTCGACATTCAGTTCGACGGCATCCCGACGCGCACCCCGCGGATCTCCTAATGCGGGGGTCAGAGGAGATAACGTGGCCAGGCGGAGAGCATTCTTTCCGCCTGGGCATCGGCGAGCTTAGGGCTGTCGAACAGAAGTGCGATGCCGGTTGCGCCGTTGTCATGATGCGCCTGCTTTCCTCGCAATGGAAAATTGACGACGTGATAGGGCCGATCCGCCTTGGCTTGATCGGCGGCGGCATGGAAGAGCGGATTGCCCAAAAGGCCGTTGAGGCCGCCCTCGATGTTGCTAGCCCATATGCCCTTGCGGTCACTTCGGCAGAAATCCTCCGAAGATTCATCATGTGGGAGACCGACGACCAGCCGGGGGAGCCCCAGGCGGGGATAGCGAAGGAAAGCTAGACCCGCTGCCAAACGGCAAGACACGCTGGTCAAGCTATCTCGCCGCTGGCGCTGTTATTGGATACTCGCCTCGCGATGTCGATGACATGACGCTCTGGGAATTCGCGTGCTGCTCGGAGGGCTATAGAAAAGCCCACGCCAGTGAAGAACCGCCACCTCCGCCAATGGGCGATGATGAGCTGGCAGATCTCGGAATTGTAGGGTTCTAAATGGCCGCGACAGCAGACGACACCGCCCGCCTTCTAGTCTCCATCGAGGCTACGACTAAGAAATTCGAAAAGCAGCTCTCCGGCATTGCGAAGTCGGCCGGAGACACGGCCAGCGGAATCGAGAACAAGTTTAAGCGCGCCAACGACAACGCTGCCAGCAGCTTTGTGAATTCCGGCCGCAAGGTCGAGCAGTCTCTAGGCGCTCAACGCGCCGCGGTGCAGAACCTGTCGTTCCAGTTGAACGATATCGCGACATCGCTGGCCGGCGGCGCGTCACCGTTTCAGGTTATGGCCCAGCAGGGCAGCCAGGTTGCGCAGGTCTTCAACGGCTCGGGCGGCGGCCTTGTTGGCGCCGTTAAAACCCTTGGCGGCGCGTTCGCGCAGATGGTCAATCCGGTATCGCTGGCATCGTTTGCCTTGATCGGCCTGGCCGGCGCTGCCGTTCAATACCTGACGACCCTAAAGTCTGACGTTCCGGACGCCGAAAAACTGCTGAAGGCTCATGCCGAGCTGATCAAATCGTTCGATGACGCCTGGGGCATCGCCAAGAAGGGCGTCGAGGGATATTCGGACTCGGTCAAGAAGATCGAACTGCAGAAGCTGCGCGACGAGTTCGGCAGCCTGCAAAAGGCCATCGAAGCCGCCGGCAAGGATCTAAAATCTGATGTTCTGAGTGTGCCGGTCAGCGAGTTTGGCGGTGCCACACAGACCGTTATCGATTTCCAACACGCCCTTGGATCCCTGAATAAGGATATCCCAGATTTTCGCGAATTCTCGCTTGAGATGGCGCAGATCGAGGGCATGAAGGGCATTCCTGACAACATCAGGGAACTGGCAAAACAGCTTCGATTGTCGGCGAACGAGTCCATTCCCCTGCAGGAAGCCATAGAGGGCACAAACAAGCGCCTGAATACGCTTTACCTTACCGGCGAGCAGGCCAAGGACGCATTCGCGACCCTGACTTCTTCGGCCATTGGCCTTGGCATAAACGGCGGCGGCGCAATCAGCGACATTGCCAGCAAGATCAAGACTGAACTCATTCCGGCGATGGGCAAGGCGCTCACGCAGGTCGGCGAGTACGCCAAGAACCTGAATGATCTGCAGACGCAGATCAACAAGTCGCCACTTGGCACGCTTTCTCCGCTGTATTCGGGCGGCGGCCAGTTCATGAACGGCGAGCAGGCGCAGGCATACGACCAGAATCAGTCCAACCTCGATGAGGTCGGCAAGTCGGCCGCGGCAAAGCTTATTCGCGGCTTCGAAGGCTTTATTACGAACGCCAAGTGGGACACCAACGCTTTTCGCGTAGGTTTTGGCAGCGATACGGCCACTCGTGCCAATGGCCAAATCGAGAAGGTGACCAAGGATACCATCGTCACACTTGATGATGCGCAACGCGATCTGTCCAGGCGCATCATGGAGTTCCAGAACGGGATCCAGAATGCGATCGGCATTGAGACGTGGAAGAGCCTGTCCGAAGGCCAGCAGGCCGCACTGACGTCTATCGCCTACAACTACGGGTCTCTGCCTGATGCGATCGTGAACGCGATCAAGGAGGGCGGCGGGCCGGAGAAGGTGGCGAAGGCTATTGCCGCGCTGACGTCAAACCCTGGCAGACGCAAGGAAGAGGCGCAAACCTACCTTTCTGGCACCGGCATCTCGATGAATGACGCCGGCCTTGGCAACAAGAAGTCGCCGGATCAGTTGTTCCAAGGCGACGTTGCCGACGTGCAGAAGCGCATCGACATGCTGAACGCTCAGTATGCCGCGCAAGCCAAGCTAAACCCGCTTGTAAATGACTACGGTTTTGCGGTCGAAAAGGCCAGGATCCAGCAGGAATTGCTGTCAGAGGCCCAAAAGGCCGGTGTTTCGGTAACTCCAGAACTTGCCGCAAGCATTGATGCGCTGTCGACCAATTACGCGAAGGCTTCGTCTGCCGGCGACCAATTGAAGGCATCGCAAGAGCGGATCAAGAAATCTGCCGAAGAGTTCCGCGATCTCGGTCGTGATGCTGTCGGCGGGTTTATCTCCGACCTGCGCAGCGGCAAGTCTGCGGCTGAAGCTTTGGCTAATGCCCTCAACAAGGTCGTCGACAAGTTGATCGATGTTGGCCTCAACGCTGTGTTTAGCGGTGGCGGTCTCGGCGGACTCTTCGGCGGCGGTGGTGGTGGGGCAGGCGGCCTTCTCGGCGGAATGATCATTCCAGGCATCCTGCATAGCGGCGGTGTGGCTGGTGCCGATGGCTACGGCCATGGGCGCTCAGTCTCGCCGAAGTCTTTTGCGGGCGCCAAGCGCTACCACAAAGGCGGCGTCGCCGGCCTAGTGCCTGGCGAGGTTCCGGCCATTCTTCAGCGCGGCGAGGTTGTTTTGCCTCGTGGCACGAAGATGGGTGGTGGCGGCAAGACCGACATCCAAGTTGGCGTGTCCGTCGACGACACTGGCGGCCTACGGGCCTACGTGAAGTCGGTCAGCAACGACACAGTCGCCGCGGCCAGCCCGCGCATTGTGTCGGCCGCTTCGCAGCAGGTAGTCCCAACAATGGCCAAATATCAAAACAACACCGCCGGCGGCGATTACAGGAACGGGTAGGGCATATGGTCGATATCATCGAATGGCCGTTCTGCACACTCACGCCGTCGCAAGTTGCCCCGTGCCTTGTGCCTTTTACAAGGTCCGGCGGCAGGTCGCTGGGCGGCGTCGAGCCTGTTACTCGTACCGATCTCGGATATTGGGCCATCGATTATGCCGGCATCGTCATCCAAAATCGATATCGCGATCAGTGGCAAACGTGGCAGGCGATCAGGCAGAAACTAGGCGGCCGGTCGGGGCTTATTGCTGTGCGTGTACCGTCTTCGCTTTCGGCTCCCTATGTGAGCGGGCGGTTCGAGCCAATAGGGGAAGAGCCTCACAGCGATGACGCGCCCTTTGACGACGACACGGAATATCTGCAGAACGCAATATCTGTGGTCGCCGACAGTACAACGCCCATCGGCGCAACCACGATAAGGCTGCGCATTATTAATGCCGCAGCCAATCTAGTCGGCACTCGCTTCTCCTATAACCACGCGCTCTACGAGGTCGGCCCGGTCATCACTATCGATGGTGACGTCTGGACTGTTCCAATCTCGCCGACGGTGCGAGACACCATCCCATCTGGATCCGATCTTGAATTCGATCGACCTACTTGCCTCTGCCATCTTGCGGAGGATCGGGGAATGGATGTGTCTCAAGACGCCATAACCAAGGGCACGAGGCCGAACGTCTCGTTTGTCGAGGCGACGGATTACTGGAACCAGTTAGCTCTCGGTCTTCTATAAAACATAAGGAGGGCAGGCTTTGGCCAGTCTTCGTATTTTATGTCAGGTGGATCTGCCATCTGGCACGCTACGTTTTTGGGACGGGTCCGGCGGCGCGTTTATCGATCCAGATGGAGATGTATATCGATCGTGCACCCTCACGGAGGATGCGTTGGCGCAGATCGAGGCCGCAATCAATGCTGAAGCATTCACGCTCACATTGGTTCTTTCCGGCGTAGACGAGGACACATCCAACAAAGTCTGGGCTGACTACCAGGCGGGAAATATCGTTGGATCACCATTCCGGGTTCTTCTGCAAAAATGCGACTCCACGGACCAGCCGACCGGCTCGCCGATCATCAGGTTCACAGGGACTGTCGCCAACCTTAACTTCGTTGATCAGGCGAGCGGCGACAACATTAGGTCCACAATTCAAGTGGACATAGCAAATCGTTTTACGCTGCGATCCGTCACCAACGGCGCGGTTCTATCTGATGTCGACCAACGAGCGCGCGCAAAAGTCAGCAACCCATTGGCGGCCGACGACAGGTTCTGTGAGCGAATCCCTGGCCTGAAAGACAAGACGATCAGATGGCCAAATTGGTAGGAGACCAGCTCGCGCTGTTTCTTGCTGCCCACAATTGCCGCCCATGGCAACCGGGCCAAGTGGATTGCTGCCTTTTTCTGGCGGATTGGGCGATGTGGCTTGGTTATCCCGATCCGGCCTCACATCTTCGCGGCACCTATGACACCGATGAAGGCTTCCGCAGCATCATAGAGAAGCATCGTGGCGTTGTTCCGGTCGTTACAGGGTGTGTCGCCAACATTGGCGGCAAGCCTCTCAGCGCCGCCACGCAAGGCGCTGTTGGTGTCATCGGATCTGCCGGGAACATCAACCGCCAATGGGGCGCCATTTTCGATGGGACGAACTGGCTAGTTCGCACCCGCAGTGGCGTTTGTCCAATCTCTGCCGCCCCGCTAGCAATCTGGGAAATCTAATTACATGCCAGACATTATCAGCCTTGGCGCATTGATCGTGTCGTCATTCGCAACAACAGTGGTGGCTGCAAACGCGCTATATCTTGGAACTTTGGCGTTGGCCTACGGTGGCCTTGCCTACGGCGGAATTCTTCTTTCCAAGGCGCTAACGCCAAAGCCGTCAGTCCCGAAGCCAGAAGACGGCACATATAATCTAAAGCAATCTGTGCCGTCCCTCCCAATTGTTCTGGGGCGGGTAAAAAAGGCTGGCGACTATGTGTTTCTCGAGGAGAGAAATGGCGTTGCCTTCCACATCATCGTTTGGGCCGGTCACCGCATCAACGGATTTGTGCAGCATTATCTGCATGATGAGGCCGTAACGCTAGACAGCGGTTACGTTTCTCTTCCGGCACACTTCGTCATCAAAGGGAATCCAAAGGTAAGCATCGACACAAGAGTTGGTCTGCCTGCCGAGCTTCCATATTCTGACGTCATCACCACATTTCCAGAGCTATATACAGCTAATCATCGCGGCGACGGCCTCGCCAGCATCAGGATGACTGCCGTTACTGTCGCGCAAGAGGATTACCTCGATGCGTTTCCCAACCAAATGCCGGAACACTCGGCGGTTGGCGACGGCATGCCGTTGTACGATCCACGCACGGACACAACCGCATTCACGACAAATCTGGCACTCATGCGCCTTTGGCACTTGACCAGCCCCTACGGCGGCAAGATGTCGATTGATGATATGTATTTGCCAGACTGGCAGCACGCTGCTGACGTCTGCGACGAACCCATCACAAACCGAGGCGGCACTGCGGAAAGTCGCTATCACGGCGGCCTTTGGTTTAGAGCCAATAGCGATCAGATCGAACTTGGCCGGATAATCGATCAGGCGGCCGAGTTGGTCGTCTATGAGCGTCCAGACGGTAAGGTGGGTGTCCATGCCGGAGAATATGTCGAGCCGTCCGTTACGTTGACGCGGGACAACATCATTTCTTTCGGCTTGAATGCCAACGTTGACCCAGCGACGACTGTTCTTGCTGTGCGTGGCCGATTTACGGATCCCGCCGACCTATACAACACCAATGACGCGGCCATCTATGGCAACCCTTACGTCGGCGAAGACACAGAGCGGACCATGACTGTCGATAATGTGGCTGTGCAGACGCACAACCACATGCAGCGGCTGCAGAAGTTGGCATACATCAGGCGCAACGCTGCCAAAGTCAGCATCACGGCGCATTACGATCCAGACATGGACATCTCGTATCATCGCTTTGTCCGCGTTCAGTACGCTCCAAAGCTGACGAATGCTGTCGTTGAGATTACGTCGAAAGTCTCAATTTCGCTCAGTGACATGACGGTCAGCTTCTCGGGGATTGTCGTTCCGGCAGACCTCTACAGTTTCAATGCCTCCACGGAGGAGGGCGCACCAGGGGCAAGCGTGACACCGTTGCCGCCGAGTGCCGTACCCACTCCTACCGGCTTCGATGTTGTCATTAAGACGGAGACGCTAACCGGCGGCCAGACTGCCGCATACGCAGAGGCCTCGTGGGATCATTTGTCGGATTCTCTGACCTATGAACTGGAGTGGGAGCCAACTGCACTAACGGAGCCGGCAAGGTCGGCGCTGTCTAAGTCAGGGGAGGACACAGTTCGATCGAACTACCTGTCTGACGGCGTACAGTATCATTTCCGTCTGCGGACGTGGTCCAACGGCAGGAAGTCCGACTTCACCTCCTACGAAATCAGAACCGCGACGGCCGATCCGACGCCACCAGGCGTCGTTACCGGAGCCGGTGTGACTGGCGGTGCAGGGCAGGGCGGCTTCTCTTGGACAGCACCGAACAGCGTCAACTACGCAGGCGTTCGAATCTATATCAACACCGTTAATACCTTTGCTGGATCGACGCTGGTGGCCACCGAATATGGTCCACCAAACATCGCTGATGGACGCGTCGTAACGGGCCTAACCGCAGGCACCAAATACGGTTTCGTCGTCGCCTTCAACGTGTCTGGCACGCCAGCAGCCAACGTGGCCACTGGTTCGTTCACGGTGACGTAGCGGCACCAAGTCCAAGCCAACTCAATGCAGCCCTCCTCGTGAGGGCTTTTCCATTCTGGAGAAACTATGCCGGATACAGCCGCAAATATTTGGGGTGACTTCGTTACTACCGGGGTTCCCTCCTCCGGCAAAAAGAAGCCCAAGAAATCAGAGATCAGGGCTTGGGGGGCATGGATCGAGAGCCTTCTCAATGCGATCGGGACAACCGGCGGTCTGATTTTTCAGACCCGCGCGTTGCTGTTTGCTGATCTAACAAAGCCGGCAAACTCGATGGCGTGGGTTATTTCCGACCCGACATCGGCATATAACGGCATTTACCAGAAGAATGGCCCAGGCGGCTCTGGTTCATGGACGCGCGTCGGCGATCTGCCGTATTCGTTCATCATCGCGAGTGATGTCGGCGCAGGCACGCCTAACGCAATCCAAGCGACCACGAGCATACCTGTCTCAGAGTCCGCGCTGATCTGGTTTCCGGTTTTCGAGGCGAACGGTCCTGGCGCGGTCACAGTATCGTTCAACGGCGAGACGCCCCTAACGGTCAAAACTAATGGTGGCAATGATCCAGAAGATGGCGGCATGCCTGCTGGCGCCATTGTTGCTGGCATCAAGTCTGGCTCCACGTTTCGCCTGATCAGCGATCAGGCGAGCGCGGCAATTCAGGCAGCTGCCGAGGCCGCTGCTGCGGAAGCGGCAGGTTATGCTGCGTTGGCCCGCAATGATGTCGTAGTTGACCCATTCACCGGCAACGGCGTGGATACCGATTTCCCCCTGACGGTAGATCCAGGCAGCGCCAACAATATTCGAGTGAATATGAGCGGCGCGGCCCAGCTGCATTCATCTTACTCGCTGGTCTATGTTAGCACCGTGCCGACGCTTCGCTTCAGTGAGGCGCCACCGAACGGCGTGGCTTTTGAAGCGGAGATGGGCTTCCGGATCGCTGTTGGCACGCCGGCCGACGGATCTATCACGACGGTCAAGCTGGCCGGCGATGCTGTCACCTACGCCAAAATTCAGAACATCAGTGCGACACTTCGCCTGATTGGCCGCAAAACGGCAGGCGCGGGTGACCCGGAGGAGATCAGCGCGGCTGAGCTTCGCGATCTGTTCTTTCCTGTCGGTTCGGTCATTCAGAGCGTCGCCGCGACACCGTACGCCACGAATGCCGACATCACGGCCACGATCCCTGCGGATGACACGATTCCGCAGATCGGCGAAGGGACGCAGATCCTTACGGTGAACATCACACCGACAAGCGCCACCAGCAAACTCCGCATTCGGTTCAGCGGAACGGTGACGTCCACTAGTGGCGTGGCAACTGCGATATTCGCGATCTTCAATGGCAACACAAATGCCATTAAGGCCGGCCACGCAACACCAGAAGCGTCCGGGCACCCGATGACGATGGCCGGCGAGTGCGAGTACACACCCGGCGGCACCTCGGCCCAGACGATCTCAGTCCGTGTCGGCGGAACCGGAACAACCTTCAGAATGAACGGAAGCGCCTCGGCGCGTCTGTTCGGCGGCGTTTATGCGGCTACCCTCGTTGTTGAAGAAATAAAGGCTTAGCACCATGACCACGACAAAGATTCCGAATGCGCTTCTCGTGGGCGGTGGTGGCGGCGGGGCGGGTAGCAGCGGCTTCATCAACCCGGAGAGCTACGGCTTCGATACGGCAGCGTCTGGTTCCGTCAATGCGGCGGCACTGGTCGCGGCGCTCACTGCGGCCGCTGGGGCTCCGGTATTGATCCCGGCTAAGAGCTACACGATCGATCTCGTCGAGTACACAGGTCAGGTTTACCTTGTCGGTAGCGGCATCAATACACGCTTAACCTCCACGTCTGCTGGTGCGGGAATTCACATCAAGGTTGACGACACCAATTTCGGGACAGTGATTGGAAACTTTACTCTCAACCATCAGACAAACAATGGTGGCACGCATGGTATTCACGTCGAGATTACCGGTCCATCCGGCTATTTCGGGAAATGGCACATTTTCAATGTGTTCAATGACCTCGTCGGAATCCATCGCTTCGGCACGTCTGCCATCTATCTCGACAACACCGTTGAGGGGCCGGGATTCGCCACTGGCTTGCTAGAAGGTTGCCAGTTGTCGCCCGGTTCTTGGGCCGGAATCCACGGTGATAAGATCGGCGATAGCAACAAGTTCTTGAAGAATGTTGTGAATAATGGCCCCGGCATCGCGCTCGATCTTTCCAGCATCTCGGCCGGCGCTCGGCAAACGGTCATCGAGGACAACAACTTCACGGCGCTTGGTGGTCAGATTCTGCTCGATGGCCACGGGCAGGCCATTCTGCAGCGCAACTGGATGGAACACCCCGCCTATATCGGTAACTTCTTGAGCGGGCGCGTTCAGTCACAGTTGACCGTCTTCAACTGCTACAACTGCCACATCGAGAAAAATACGATCAACGGTGGTGATGGTGGTGGTGTCACCGGGTCGAACTACGGCATCGTTCTAAACGGCACGACCAAGCGCTGCCTGTCGGCAGACAATTACGTCGTTGCCTATGCTCTTGCGGGCATGGCCGACACTTCTGGTAGCGCAGGCGCCGACGCCAATCGCACGTCGTTCAATATTGTGATCTAGGGTTGTTGTCTTCCCGTAAGGTCATTGACCACGGCATGCAATCGTTTATCGGTATCCGCTGGGAAAGCATCGTGAGGAGCTAAATGCCAGCAGTCAGTGTCATCATTCCAACGTACAACCGTGCGGATTTCATTGTTGATGCAGTCGCAAGTGTGCTTAATCAATCGTTTGAAGATATAGAAGTGCTGGTTGTTGATGATGGCTCGGCAGATGACACCCTTGCTAGGCTGTCGACAATCAATGATAGGCGGCTCAGAGTTTACCCAAGCACGAACAGTGGGCGGTCAAAATCGCGAAACATGGCCTTAGCTTTCGCCACTGGAGAGTTTATCGCGTTCAACGATAGTGACGATCTATATCTGCCAGGTAAGCTGGAGATGCAGGTCAAGTATCTGCGAGAGAACCCGAAAGTAGCGATGATCTATACCGCGGCGACCCATATTGATGGCGACGGAGTTCCGTTGCCGGGCCGCTACGATGCGACCGCCTCTGGAGATATCTATTATAAGGTGGCCTTCTTCCGCCCTGTAACAATAGCTCTACCAACGGTTATGGTCCGCGCGGACATCATCCGCGCGGCCGGAGCGTTCGATACAGCTCAAACTAGGTTTGAAGACACAGACCTCTGGCGCAGAATATCGCGAGATTACCTCGTGCACGGCATAGACATAGAAACCTGCGCCATCCGAACTCATAGTGGAAATTTTCTCAAGTCGTTGGACCCGAACGATATCATGGTTCAACTCGACTATTACGCCGCCAAGATCAAGGTCCAGGATAAGACTAAATGGCGGCGGGTGGGTTTCGGGCTATCACGGCTTTATGACCATTACGCCCAAGCCTTTGCGACCGTGCCAGAATGGAAGGCGAATTGGGAAGTTCTTTTCAAGAGCCAATGGGAAGAATTCCCATTCGGACGATATTACTATCCTGTTGCGCGCTACATCTATCCGCATCGTACCGTCTTCGGCTTTGCTCGCAATAAATTGTATATCGCAAAAATGCACTTACTGAACTTCTCCTACCAACGATATGCGCTAGCACGAAATCTGATCAAGGCTCTCAAGAAGCGCCTGTGACGGCGCTCACTTCTTGACGAAGACGCGCTGAATCTGGCTCGCTCAGGCGGGCCTTTTCATTTCCACCCCCAAACAAACCGGAGCCTACCATGCTTCGCACGCTTTTCTCGGGCGCGCGTGACGCTGTCGCGCGCGTGCTGATCCCCGATGCTGCCGCTACGGTGAAGAAAGCTTGGTCGCTCCGACTGATCGAGCTCGCGGCCGTATTCGACATCATCCTCAACGTCGTGCCGGTCGTTTCTGACTGGCTGCCGTGGTGGCTGACGCTCGTGCTGCTTGGCGGCGCGTATGTCGCCCGCCTGCTTATCCAGAAGAAGGAGGCCGCCAATGGCGACAAGGCTTAGAAAGACCGGCGGCGGACTTGCCGCCATCACGTTGGCCGGCGCTATGGCTGTGCAGACTGTCGGCGGCTTCGAAGGGCTCAAGCTTTACGCCTACCGCGATGTCGTTGGCATTTGGACAGCTTGTTACGGCGAAACCAAGGGCATCAAGCCCGGCATGAAATTCTCGAAAGCCGACTGCGACAACATGCTGATCGACAGCTTGGTTGAGCACGAGGCCGGGATGCGCAGTTGCCTCAAGGCGCCTGACGCCCTGCCGATCCAGACTTATATCGCCGGCGTGTCGCTGACCTACAACATCGGTCCCGGCGGCTTCTGCGGCTCGACTGTCGCGCGCAAACTCAATGCCGGAGATATTCGCGGCGCATGCGATGCCTTCCTCATGTGGGATAAGGCGAAGGGTCGCAAGATCCCCGGCCTGACAAAGCGCCGCGTGGATGAAAGGGCGCTCTGCCTGAAGGGTGTCGCATGATGTGGATCGCGAAAATCTTGGGCATCGACAAGTGGATCGTCGGCGCTGTTGCTGTGCTGGCGCTTCTTGCCGCTATCGGCCTCGGCGGCTGGTGGATCCACAGCACGATCTACGACAGCGGCTATCAGGCTGCATCCGTAAAATATGAGGCGCAGATCGCAGCCGAGCACGCCGCCGCCGTTACGGCACGCAACGCCGAAGTCGAGCGCCAGGCTGCGCGCCAGAACGAAGCCAAGGCGCGTGAGGCGGAGCGCATCGCCGCGATGCAGGCCGAGGCCGACCAACTAACAATACAAATCGAGGAGCTGCAGCGTGAAGCCAGCGAAGATCCTGATGCTGGCCGCACTGCTATCGGTGCTCCCAGCGTGCAGCGCATTAACAAGGTCCGATAGGCTTGTTGTGGTGCCGCCTCCGCCAGTGTTGCGGAAGGCGGACAGCGCGCTGACGACGAAGTGTCTTGGCCCGGTCGACCTCGGCGACAAGCCGCTGACGCAGGCGCAGCTTGAGCACTTGTGGATTACCGACCGCGAGCGACTGCTGTCTTGTGCCAGGCGCCACATGGCGCTGCGGGATTTCTATGCTGACCGTGATGCTGGCCTTGAGGGCAAGGCGGTGCAGAAGTGACAGGCACCGAATTAATGGCCGTTGTCATGTTCTTCATGGCGATCTCCGGCGCCCTCTGGGGCGTCTGGTGGCGCATCGAGGGACGAGTGGACCGAGCCAAGGCCGAGGCCGTCCAGAAGGCCACAGAGGCCGCTGTTGAGGCGGCATCGGTAAGGTCTGACCTTGCCGCGCACCGCCTGCACGTTGCCGAGCAGTATGTCTCCAAGCAGGGACTTCGTGAGACTACCGACCAGATTATGGAAGCGATCCATGGCGTTAAGACTGCCGTGGATCACATGACGGCCCGCGTCGATCGCATCGTCGAAAATCAGGTCAAGCGGCCAACCACGCGCGCTTAGCCGACACCACCACCAAAACACCACCACACAACGCGCACCCAGCGCGAAGGAGACCACTATGGCATTTGCAGGCCTTCACGTCGTTTGCGGTTTCGCAGGCTCCCTTTTTGCGCGCGACAAGTCGCAGGCGATCCTCGGCAAGATTGCGTGGACCGAAGCGCCGTCGACCGGCGTTACGTCCACCAATTTCGCACCGAACGGCAGCGACGGCTCCGGCCAGCCGATGTTCCGCATTCGCGCCGCAGCTGACTCCTGGGTATCGGTAGGCCCGGCTCCAGACGCAACAAGCGGCAAGCGATTCCTCGTCCCGGCCGCAACAGACTACGACGTCTACGCCGAGCCGAACGATAAATTCCAGTGGATTGCCGCGTAACATGGCGGGGCTCAAAACGAGTTTGAGGCGCGGGGTGTCGCTTGGCGCCCTGATCGCCTTGGGAGCGCGAGGTATCCCCACGGGGGGTGGTGGCTCATCTCCTGTATTCCAATTATACTCCTATGAAACCGAGACCAACACACTAGCGGCGGCATTTTCGACGCCGCCCACGGCAAACCGTAAGCGGACAATCAATCGCGCGATCAAGCGCCTGAAGACATCAGGCATCTGGGCTAAGGCCAAGATGATCATGGCGGTTGGCGCAGACGAGAATGCTGCCCTGCGCTGGTGGACGGACCCTACAAGAACTGGTGTAAAAATCAGCACGCCTGGCTTCAATGCCTCCTTCGGCTGGACGGCTACGACAAACGGGCAGGCGATCAACACCAACCTCAACGCCAATGAATTAGACCAGAACGACCTCGGGGCATATGTCTACTGCACGTCAAACCCGACAGGCAGTGCAAACAGCGACATGGGCGCCATAAACGCCTCGTCGCAGGGCATCAACATCTGCGCTCGCCGCGCGACAAACGACAACCAAACGATTCGGTTGGCTTCCGCTGCGGTGACGACTATCTCGGCCGACGGTGACACGGACGGCTACGGCCTTACGGGCGGCAGCCGCTTCGACGCAGTCAACCTATCGGGCTCGCATAACGGTGTTGCCAAGAACACGGTCGCGGCCGCATCGGTGGCGCTGCCCAACCTGAACATCTACTTGCTTGCGCACAACGCCAACGGCGCGGTGTCTTCGTTCTCGCCCCGCCGGCTGGCTTTCGCATACGTTGGCAAAGGTCTGACAAACGCTCAGGAGATCGAGCTTACTGCCATCGCTGGCGAGTACCTCGAGGCGGTCGGCTACGGTGATGCCTACCTCGAAGAAGTCGGCGTTGGCACGGCAAACATCACGGCTGATTTCATCGCCTACGGGTTTACCGTCCAGTCGGCTCTCGCTTGCCTACAGGCGGCGCGCAATGGCTTGACGGTTGCTCTCGTCGGCGGCTGGCGTGATCGCTTCAACTTCGGCGGCATGACTTCCGGCGGCCTTGGTTTTGGCGATGTGGAAAATACCGCGGCGTTCGGCGGGCTGGTGAAATACCTCACCAAGCGCGTCCAGACGATCGGCAGCAAGCCGACAGAGCAGTATTATTTCGATCCCCGCTATATGCAGTGGGCTGTTAGGGAACTGCTTACGTCAGAGAAGAACGGCGGATACTCGATCCCGATCTACCAGACGAACGGCGTTTTGGCAGTCCAGAAGACCGGCGCAAAGGTCACCTCGTTCACTACGGTCGACGGGCGCACCTTTACGATCAAGGGCTGGTTCGATGGCTCCTATGAGATGGACTTCGCGCGCGCGGCTGGCTGCTCCTATATCCTCGGCCGTGAGGCCGCCGGTTCTGGCGCAGAAGCAAACAACGGTGTTCGCGCATCCTTCAACGAGTACGTTGGCGTCGACCCTTGCAAAACACCTGGCGATCCGAGCAGCGGCTTCATCAATATGATTCAGGCTTCCCGCTCTACCTTTTCGCCAGGATATAATACCCTGGCTGCGGCGGGCACGACTGATGCAAAGACTCAGGCGTATAACTTCCGGACAACGATGACGACGTCGCCGATCTGGAAGCGGTCGGCGCCATCCACACCTCCGCCAGGCTATGACGTTGCCGACTACGAAATCATTTTGCGTTTCGCTGCGGCCAACCCGTCGCTTGTCAGCTTCACTGATTACTTCAAGGCAGACAACTTCACCCAGGGCACGCCGGGCAAATACGACGTGAACAACCGCGCCGGCCCGGCCGCTCCATCCTCCGACTTCATCGGCAAGAATTGGGATTACCCGCTTGCCGAGCGGTCTGTTCGTGAGGCGATCTGGAAGGCAACCCATAATTGGTTCATGGGCTTGCTGTATACCTTGCAGTACGGTACGGATCCACGCATCCCGGCAGCACTTCAGGCGAGCTGCCTGCAGTGGGGCTTCTGCTCCGACCACTACTTCTCGCCGCACGAAAACGACGCGGTCAACATGAATCCGCAACTTTATGTCCGAGAGGCTGTGAGGCTCGACGGCACGGCGAAGCTGCTGGGCACGGAATTGACGCGCGGTGACGGCGGCGTGCCGTCCATATCGACCAACACAATATCCATGATTTCATACTTCATGGATAGCCACGCCATCCAATACATCGCCTACGAAAAGACGGCGGGACAGTGGATCGTGGCCGGCGAAGGCGGCATGGAAGTCGATATCGGCGGCTCTGACGGCATGTTCCCACTGCCGCTGGAGATAGCCACACCAAAGGTAGCAGAGTGCAATAACGGCTTTGTCGGCTTTGCTTTCTCCGCATCCCACGTCGCCTTCGGTGCAACGCGCATGGAGTTTACGGCGATGCAGGCCGGGCAAAGCCTTGGCCAAGTGGCGGCTGAAGCGATCAAGAACAATCGCACGTTCCAAGATGCGGCTAACTACCCCGCAGCCCGTACGGCGCTGCTCGCCAACGCTTTCGCGCTGACGAACGAAACTGCTCCTGTATTGGCGCAGACGACATAACCAAAGCCGCCTCTCCTTAACCGGGGAGGCGGCTTTTTTGCGTTTGTGCGTTTGACAAATTTGTAAATCCACAACAAGGTCAATAACACTAGCCACCAACTAGTTCCGCCGGCTCCAGTCGGTAAACCACCACCACAGCAGAGGAGATCAAAGATGAGCAGATATTTCCATGCGCCGACCACAGCGGGAACCGCTGGCCACATCTCCAAACTGCTGGAGGCGTGATGATGAGATTTTACAGATATTTCGGAATCGCTATCGTCGCGCTCGCCATCCTTCTCGTCGGCGGCGTCTATGCCATGCCAAGCCAGCCGACATATGTGACGGTCACAAACACCATCATCCAGGCGCCGCCGACCACGGCTGAAGACTCGGCCGTCAAAATCATCGTTGGCGACGGACTGGGTTCGGGCGTCCATATCGGCAGCGGCAACATTCTGACGGCGGCCCACGTCGTGGGCGACGCCAAGACGGTCAAGATTAAGACATTTGCTGGCATCGAAGGCGATGCTGATGTGCTTTGGATCAACAAAGAATTCGACGTCGCCCTGATCCATACCGGCGGCAACGTCTCGGGCTCCAGCGAACTTGACTGCCGCGAGCCACGCTTCGGCGAGCAGTTGCAGGCGATCGGCAATCCGCTCGGTATCGAGTTTGTTGCATCGTTCGGCAGGGTTGCCGGATCTGGCCGCGAACTTGGCAACTGGAAGCGCGTCATCGTTACCGACATGACCACAGTCATGGGGCAATCAGGGGGCGGCGTATTCGCCAACGACGGCCGCATTGTCGGCATCAACGTGGGCGTAACGCTAGCGCCGCTGAAGTCTGGGAAGGATGCCGCAGGCGCTGATACCTACACGCCGACCATGACTGGCTTCGGCTTTGTGGTTCCGGCTTCGGTTGTCTGTGATCTTCTGGCTCGGAGGGCTGTGTGATGGCTTACTGGATCTACGCAGGAGTCGCTTGCGGCTTCCACGAGGCAACAGGCAAGTTCTGGAAATCAGTCGGGTGGCCTCTGTACCTTGGAGAACTGCTCGGTAAGGAAATGATGAAGCGGGAGGCCGCCCAATGAGCAACATCGCGTCTACGGTAGCCACCTCAATCACCGCCCGCCTCATCATCATCAACACCTGCTGGGCCGCGCTTGTCGTCTGGTCCTCGATCATGGGCTATACACAATTCGTTTTCACGCATGATGTGTCACGGATTAGCTACGGCATTACCGCGCTCTTGGCGGCCGGCTTGCTTGCCGTATTCCTTGGGCGAACCGCGCATCTGGAACGGCTTGAAGTCTGGCTGGTTACGCTCGGCCTCATCGGCAACGTCGTCGGCTTCATCATTGCCTTGCAGCACATCGATACCGGTTCGCTCGGCTCAGCCGAGGGCGTCCAGCGCGTTGCGGCAAGTCTGCTTGCCGGTATGGGCGTTGCCTTCTGTTCGACGCTGGTGGGCGCTGTCGCGGCGCTGTGGGTGTCCACGGTCGCATGGGTCGTTGGCGCAAAGGAGGTGGTGTGATGGAAACCGTAGAGATGGTGCCGGTCGGCTACGTTAACCGCCTCTCAAACCCCACGCAGATTAGCGCAACTGAAACAGCGGAATTGGAGATGCCGGTGTTTGGAGCCTCAGAAGTGGAGCGCTGGAAGAAGATAGCCCAATATCGCTACATGATCATCCGCGAGATGAAGGCTGAGATTGGTGACGCCCTTGACCTTATCGGCGAACTTCGCAGCGCTGCTACCGTGCAGGCCGCCACATGACCGCAATCCTCACCCGCGACCTACTGCTCAACATGCTGCTCGGCCTCGTCGCACTGGTTGTCCTCGTGCTCGCACAGGTCAATCCCGCCAGCACCGAACAACAGCTATCGCCACCCGGCAACCTCATCGCCAGCATCACATGGCCAGCGGGCGACACGGACGTGGATCTCTGGGTCTCCTACGCCGACGACTTCGCGGTGGGTTACAGCAACAAGTCGGCGACTGTGTGGAGCCTTTTGCGTGATGATCTCGGCACGAAGAACGACCTTTCCGATTTGAATTTCGAATCGGCATTCTCTCGAGGCCTGCCGGATGGCGAGTACGCCGTGAACGTCCGCTGCTACGCCTGCCTTGCCGCACCGGTCCCAGTTGCCGTGGAAGTTCGGCTGGCAGACGGCGGCATCGTGTGGCGCGGGCAGGTCGATATCTTGAAGAACGGGCAGGAGCGCACTGCGATCCGGTTTCGCGTGGCCGATGGGCAGGTGGTCGCTGATAGCGCGAACCAAGTTTTCAAACAGATGAAGAGGAAATCGTGATGGCGAAGCCGCCGCCAGGATACGGCCAGCTAATCGACGCGCCGTTCTCAATGCCGGACTGGTTGGATTCAGAAGAGATTGTAGGTCGTCATCTTCCTGCTGGGTTCGCAGAGCGTAAGGCAAGTGACATGGTCACATGGCACCATCCCTTTCGCCTTCGCGCCAACCATCCATTTTACCCAACCACGCAGAAGGAGCCGCATCCATGAATATAGACGAACTTGCCTATCGTTTCTGGTCCGTGCACCCACGTGACATTGATGAGTGGTTAAAGACCGCTCCTACGATGCCAGACGGTTATAAAGGCGGCATGCGGGCGTGGTTCTACGCATGTGAGATGCGGAAGATTGTGGAGAATTCCGTAAAGGGCTTGCAAGACTACCAGCCAGATACGTTGCCGGAAGTCGAAAACGATGGCGTCCAGTTTTTGGGGTGGGTGTAATGACCACTGCCATCACCCTATGGCTAGCCTTCGTGCTAGCTACCGCCATAACAACGTGGTTCGGCACCAAGCGGCAGGCCGTCGCTTTCGCACTAATCGCCACGCTGACTGCACCAGCCGCATTCCTCACGTTAGGCCGCGCCGCACCCTGGCAGCCAGCCAAGGGCCACTACACCGTGCTCGGCGCCCGCATCGATGTCGACGAGGCGATCTTTGTCTTGCTCGACGGCCAGCCGGAGCCACGCCTCTACAAGTTGCCGTATTCCGCACAGAAGGCAGGCGAGTTGCAGAACTCGCTGGATACGGCGGAGGCTAACGGCACTGGCGTAGGTCTGACAATGGACGGTGATGCGGCAGGCTTTGCCGAGGAGGGCCAGCACGGCGGGTCGGAAGTGAAGCAGGCTGAGCCGCAAGCGATTATTGGAGGGTAGGATGGACGCACAACGAGCCTATTACGGAATTATTGAAGACGGCATACCGGACAATGAGCCGGTGAAGACATTGCGCGACGAGATCGCAATCAATGTGATGCACTCGATGCTGGACAAGAACGCCGCTCTGTTCAAGGACGAGCATTACTTGGCCAACCGCTCCTATCGCATCGCCGACGCCATGCTCGCCGCCAGAACAAAGGAATCCTAATGTCCACCCCCAAACTCAGTGATGAACTAGCCCAAGAAGCCGCCGACGCGTTCGACGCGCTCCGCAACAAGACGGAGGCCGCGCTATTGCTCGGCATTCCGCGGAACACTTTTAACGACCGCCTGAAGATTGCGGCGGAGCGTGGGATGTGTGGGACTAAACCGGTGTTGCCGGGGTTTGCAATCAAGAGCATCGCCAGCAAGACCGAAGACGGCGCGTGGGTGAAGCAGGTGAAGGCGCCTGGAGAAGTGTTCACGCTCCCTACCGGCCAGATCGTAAAGGGCGTTTCCGCTCTAGTTGACGGCCAGGGGCGGGAAATCGCAAAGTGGATCAAGACGGCCGCCGACGCAGAACAGCAGCTTGCAGTGATGCGGGCAGCCGTCGAAGCGTTCAAGGATGAGTTGCCACGTGCGGAGCCAGTGGCGGCGCCGAGCCATACCGAGGCCGACCTGCTGAACCAATACACGATCACGGATCATCACCTGGGCGCGCTGGCATGGAATGAGGAGACTCTCGGCGGCGATTATGATTTGCACATCGGCGAGCAACTGATCATCGATTGGTTTGCGGCGGCAATCGCCCAATCACCGCCGGCAAAGCGTGCCGTGTTTGCACAGCTCGGCGATTTCCTCCACTACGACTCGTTCAAGAGCATCACGCCGGAACATGGCAACCTGCTGGACAGCGATTCGCGTTACCCCAAAATGGTTCGAGCAGCTATCCGCATCGTGCGCAAGGTCATCCGCATGCTGCTGGAGAAGCACGAGCAGCTTGACGTGATCATGTGCGACGCCAACCACGACCCGGCTGGCGAAGTCTGGCTCCGCGAAATGATGGCGGCCTTCTACGATGAAGAGCCGAGGATCAAGGTCGACACCAATCCAGGCACATACTCCGTAATCGAGCACGGCGACGTTTCCCTGTTCTATCATCACGGTCACAGACGCGGCGTCAAGAATGTCGACTCCATTCTCGTCGGCAAGTTCCGCAAGGTCTACGGCCGCACTGCGATGAGCTATGCGCACACGGGCCATAAGCATTCCGACGAGCTGAGAACAACCGACCTGATGAAGGTGGAGCAGCATGAGACGCTGGCAGCGCCGGACGCCTACGGATCCAACTGGCTGTCGGGTCGATCGGCAAAAGTCATCACCTACCACAAGAATTTTGGTGAAGACGGTCGCGTCATCCTGTCGGCCGCACGCGTTATGCGCTTGGCCGCTAACGACAATGAGCCACTGAGGGCCGCCGCATGAAGCGGCTGACCATCCAACCGGAAGGCTGGCCGTGCTCATACGCGGAATGCAGGCCGGGGTTCTTCATTCTGGACAACGACCTCTTCCTGAAGAGCGAATACGGCGGGGAGGGTTATTGCTCGACGGGCGAAATCTTCGCTTATCGCGCATCGGAAGTGCAGCCGGTCGTCGCGATCTGGGAGGAATTCGAGGAATGAGCGAGAAGCAGACCGCTTCAAACGACTATCTACGAGGCGTTCTTGAGGATTGCCAGTTAGGCATGGCGTCGCGCGGCCAGTTGGACGGCTACCTGCCGCCGCACCTTTGGGAGCGACTGCGCCAGCGGCTTCAAAGCCTCTACCGCCAAGCGACCGGCGAACCGCACGCCGTTCTCAGCGTCGAAGAATAACCACGCCACTGCCGCCGACCACCAATCGGCGGCAACCACTACCACCACAGAGGAGACTGAAATGACCAAGCCAACCACCATAGAAGACGTACAGAAGCGCATTAACGCCATGCCTGCGTCCATGTCGGCTAAAGGACTGCGCGAACCGAAAGCGGAATTCGATATCCGCGGCAACGAGGAGCTGCAGGGCTATATGTCTTGGAAAGACAAGAGCGCTCTATACGGCAGCAAGTACGAGTGGGTGAAGGGCAAAACGCCTGCCGAGATCCTGCGCAAGATGGACGCGTTCATAGCCGCGCTTCCGTCGCCGGATGAAACCCGCATGAAGGAGTTCATGACGGCGCTTTCCGACGTCATCGAGCTCGGTCGACAGAACGGCATCGAAGTGGATTTCGTCAATCCGCTAGTCGATACGATGCGCCGCCTTTCCGAAAACATCATCACTGACCAGCGGGTGGCGGCATGACCACACTTTACGACCCGCCAAGCGGCTGGAAGTACGGCTTTCCCAAAGTTTACGCGCCGTTGCCCGGCGAAACACTTGAGCAAACGCTTCTTCGCGACGGCTACCCGCAGCGAGAGATCGACAACGGCGGCGCCAAGCACTGCCGGTTCATCGAACACAAAGAGGAGGCCGCGTGATGCCAGCAGTTATGACCTTTTCGCCAAAACCTTATAACGACATCGGCAAGCAACATCGGCAGATCATGGTCGAAGGCTTTGGTGCGTTGCCTGTGGTGCCTCCAAAATATGAGCCTGCCAACGATAATGTTGAGGGCGGCAAGCGCCACCATAGCGGCGGCCTTGTTGGCGGACCTGGCTGTGAAGTGCCTGCGCCTCTTCAGCCGCATGGCCAGTACATCGGGCTCCGGCGTCCCCTGTCCTCGGACGACGGACAGGTCGGAGGCTTCGATGTGCCGCCAGCCCTGCAGCCCGCCTTCGCCGAACTGGCGCGAACCGGCGACTTCATGCAGACAGCAACCGGCCGCAAGTTTTGGCCCCTCGATCCTCGCGCCGAAGAAGTCTTCATCGAGGACATCGCGCACTCCCTGAGCCTGCAATGCCGCTACGCCGGCCACTGCCTGCGCTTCTACAGCGTCGCCGAGCATTCGGTGCTGATGGCCCGCAAGCTTCGCTGGGAAGGCGTGGACGTGGCCCTGTATGCCTTGCTGCACGATGCGGCGGAAGCATACACCGTCGACGTGCCGCGCCCGCTCAAGCGGTTCCTTGTGGGCTACAAGGAAGCCGAGGCTAAGGTCATGGATGTCATCGCTGAGCGGTTCGGCCTGGCGGCTGAAATGCCGGCGGTTGTGCATGATGCTGACAATCGCATCATTGGCGACGAGCTCGCCAACCTCGTGCCGATGGACTGGCACGCGCGCTACGCAGGAGAGGAGCTTGGCGTCGAGCTGCGCTATTGGTCGGCGGAGAAAGCCAAAGATGAGTTCATGGCGACGTTCAACATGCTGATGGATAATCGGGCGAGGGGGATGGCGTGAGCGAAGACAACCAACCACGATACACCACTGCGCGCTTGCGGCTGGAGAATGGCACCTGCCGTGGCTATCTCGACGGATGGCAATACAAGCTTCCTGATTTCTCATGTGAAGCCGAGACGATGGAAAAGGTCGAAGAGATCCTTTCCGCCAAGCTCGATGAATGGAAGGACGCGACATGACCCAGTACGTCCTGCTCAAGCGAGACCTCTACGAGTGCCCCGGCCACATGGGCTATACCGGCATCCGCGACAAGGCGGGCGTCTGGGATGCTGAATATGTGGAACAATTCGAGTTCCGCGTACTCGACAGGTATGCGCCAAAGGATTTGGATCACTACGCTTTGGCGGTTCATTTAGCGCCGGAATTCACCAAGACGTCATTCCACGACCTTAATGAGGCTCATCTCAAATCGCGGATCGATAGCCTTATGGAAGAAAACGGCAGCCTGCGAAGTGAGTTGGCGAAGTTGCATGACAAAGACATCAGCCGAACGGTTTTGGATATGAGGAGGGCAGCATGACCACAATGATCGAGCGAGTAGCCCAAGCCATCTACGCCAAGAACGCAGCATCGGCCGCTGGTCGGCTGCCGTGGGCGAAGGCGCAAGACGCAACGAAGGAAAGCGTCCGCGATCTGGCGCTGGCTGCGATTGGGGAGATGCGGGAGCCGACGGAGGCGATGGGGCGCGCCGCCGAGGAGATTGTCGTCGGCTATGACGACTTCGTATGCGGCGATGGCAATATCTACCTCGCCTATCCGGAGTACTACGACAAGGCCAAGCACGTTTGGCAGTCGCTGATAGACGCAGCACTCAAGGAGGAAACACCATGACCGAGAACCAAGTACCAGCCTGGACGCCCGCCGGAGAGCTCACCGCGGTGCCGCACGAAGTGGAAGCTCTGGCGAAGGCGATAGGCAAAAGGCCTGCTAATGACAACGTTCCGGACGGCAGCATGTTCAATCGGGTGATGGAGATAACGAATCTGCCCTCAACCAATCCGAAGCGCGCTTTCGGAGTTCGCAAGCCGTCGGCGCAGTTCATCCCGCCTGTCGCCATTATCGAGGAGAGCGTCGTCATGGCCCTCGGCGCGTCCAAGTACGGCGCGTTCAATTGGCAGGCAGACCCGGTCGACGCGACCACCTACTACAGCGCGGCCATGCGTCATCTGCTACAATGGTTCTCAGGAGAGGATGTGGATCCGGAAAGCGGCTCGTCGCACCTGGCGCACGTCCGTGCCTGCATGGCTATCCTGATAGATGCGCAGGCCAGCGGCAAGCTTGTCGACGACAGGCCCGTGTGTGCGTCTGCGGGAGAGGCCATTGAGAGACTGAAGGTGGCGGCGTGAAGATCGAGGAGGCATTGCGGCGGTATGGGTGGTGAGATTCCGGATGATATCATGGCCGCTGCTCGCAAGGCACTGTGTTTTGAGGGAGGATATATAGATTCGCCAGATATAGTATCCGCAGTCGAGGGCGCCATCCTCGCGGAGCGACAGCGCTGCGCTGATATCTGCCGAACGATTGAACTTAGTGGTGGCGGCATTTGGCATGCTGCCGACATCATCACCGAACACGCATGCATGCCAACGCACATCACAAGAGGAGACCAGTATGATTGAAGACCTAGTCGCCAGCCTAGACAAGCGCGGCGTTAACGTGGAAATCACCGCCCGCTACAGCAAGCGTGATTGCCGCATCCGTTGGCGCGGTGACGTTAAGCCAGACAGTTTGTTCATCCATGGCTCGTGGCCATCATTCGAGTTCTTCGTAATCGGCCATACTCTCGAAGAGGTGGAGGGCGACATCCGCCAACGCCTTCATCTTGTCGAGCCCATTATCGCGGCCCGGGAGAAACACCGCGAGCACCGCGCGGCTCTACGGAATGCGGAGCAACTCGGTGAGGAGTTGGCCGGTCTTTGTCAGGGATAGTTCTTGACAAATTTGTAGGAAACAGTAGTCTCCTCTTCACCATCACCGCGAAGAGGAGACTGCTTTGTCACCAAGAGGTTCATCCAGCAGATACATTTATGTCATCGGCCCGCTGATAGGAGACGGTCAGGATCATACCGTCAAGATCGGGAAAAGTTGCAATCCAGCCGCACGGTGCAGGGAACTGCAAGCGGGCAGCCCAATAGAACTGATGATCCACGCGACTTGGAAATTCACTGGCGACGCATCCGAGGTGGAGGCTGAATGCCACAGGGAATTTCTGAGCGAACATTCCCACGGCGAATGGTTCAGGGTGTCTGCTGCGCAGGTTGGATCGTTTATCGAAGAGATGAGCCGCTTTTTATGGACCAGAAGATCTACCGGGATAACTAGATATACCAGCTTGGATTTTGAGTTTGAGGGGCCGCGCAAAGTTGCGCCAATCCAACATAAGATGAAGTCAGCAACGTTCGTTCGCGAACTGGCCGCTAGGTTCAACCTAGCCGGGGAGTCATCCGATGCATGATGTAAAAATCATCGAGGGCGACCTCTTGATGGGCGCCAACGCCATTGCCAAGTTTCTAGGTGTGTCAAGCCGTCAAGTTTACCGGCTAGCTTATGACGGCATCATACCACACTTTAAGCTCGGCGGGACAGTAGCGGCGCGAAAGAGCAGCCTAACGAGGTGGATAGACTCTATAGAGGTCAACCCCTAAAAACAGAGTGGGCGGATCTGGTTTCCGCCCCTTTTTTATTATGCTAATGCACTACCGGCCGCCATTCTGAACGGCCTACCACAACATTTCCCTGCTACCCAAATTTCATAGAGCTCGCGTCCACAAGCGCTCCGATCTCGAGATAGCACTACTGCTGAAAGTTCACTCAGCCGAACGGCTTGGCCAATTCTGAACTTCCATTCTGCTTCATAGACTACACTCCTTCTTTGTGGCTCCTCAACAACATCGAACCCCGTGTCATGCACTTGCATCAGCATCACGCTGTTTCCCCGCCACGCAATACGGCGCTCGGCACCGTAGCCGGGGGGTGATAACTGGCCATCACGACCAGCCAATGCGCCTTTAGGCACGGCCTTGGACATCAGGCGCAACGGCAAGCCGCTACGCACGGTCGGGAGCACTGTGCCCCCGCGACGCATTGCCCCCGGCCAAGCAAATGGCCTAGGCAGTGCGCCAGCCGCTAAACTGCGCATTAGTTCGGCCCGCACCCTTGTGCGAACCTAGTGATGGTCAGGGTTATCACGCCCGACTCAACTAGTACCCCAAAAGGAGTAGGATGCAACATCCTAACTTTTGAGGAGCGTTAGATTTCGCTAATGATTGTCTAACGTGTGTTTCGAAGTGGGAATTGGCGTGAACGGGTGACGAACAAGCAGCCAATAGGCTGTACAGATTTTGTACGTTACGTGCTGATTTCACGTACAATTTCATGCTTTGTTCTGCACACAAAAGCCGCCTCGCTCAAAGTGTGCTTGTTCTATCTTGTTGTAATTACTTAGGAAAACTGGTGCTGCCGAGTGGGATTGAACCACCGACCTCACCCTTACCAAGGGAATTGTTTAAAGTATAAAAGTGTATATGCCATAGGGATTGTGGCAGTGCTCTGGATTGGCGTGTACAAGTTTTGTACAAATTGGCCTATTTGGCAAAAAGAAACCCGCCGGAGCGGGTTATCTGAGCTTGATGTTACTCGACTATTATTACCGGCCGTTCTAGTGCCGTCTTCGGATCCATGTTTGGTTCGACGCGAACACTTCGCGCCCGGCGCTCATCGTTCGTGAACTTGATGACCGAATCGACGAGTATCATTTTCTCATCGATCTTTGCCTTGAGGGTCGGCACATCCCATGCGCCGACTTCGAACTCAATTGATGGCGCCTCCAAGAACCGATCCCAATGAGTTTTATTCTTGATTGTGGCGTTGTATCGAACTCCGCGCGTGCCGTTAAACGACGCGTCCAGCCTGATGGTCATGCCATTGGCTGTGATTTCTGAAATAAGTTCTTCAAGCATTTTCATCTCCTCAATTGTATCCAGCTTTTTCCAGGGCCTTGGCCTGATCGCTGCTCAAATCAATATCGCCGCCAGACATCAATCGATCGATCCCTGGCCTGCTTATCTCGAATGACTTGTCACGCGCCACGGCGGCACAAACTGACAGATCGATAAGCAATCTCTGAGCTTCCCTTTTGAGCGCGACCAACGCCAAAGAAATCGTCTTGCCGGAGGCGTTAACCGCCAGCGTTGTTTCGTCTTCGCCATCTCCCTTCCGGGTTGCGCTTACGGCGATGTGGCCGCCATGCAGTGCTGTCACGTGGATTCGCATAGGAATCTTACGAAGAAATTCGTATGCCTCTATGCCTTCCAAGTGGTTATCTTGGATCACTGGTGCCATTTAAGTCTCCTTCTTCTGTGGTGGTTTGGTTGGCGGCCTCCCATTCGGCGGCCTCGGCTTCCATGCGCTCCATGAACGCATCGAACTCTTCATTTTCGCGGCGGTTTTGGTGGTAGATCTTGACTGCCGCTATTCGCCTTTTCTGAAAATCAGTATCGGCGTTCATCTCTCTGGTTCGCTCGACTACGGATTTTCTGAAGTCCACGTCTTCCCAAAGGGCCTTCATCTGAAGCGCCGCTCGCTCCTTTAGCCCCTCCGAGAATCTATCGTCGGCGTGAAGCGCCTTGAATCTATCGCTGGATTTTTTGCGAAACTCTGGATTCTCGTTAAGCCTCGTTAGCCGCTCAGATGATCGCCGCCGATTTGCCTCGGCGAACTCCGGATCCCCGTAGAGGGCGGCCATGCGTTTCGATGCTGCAATCTTATATTCCTCCGTCGCCATCACAGCGTTGCGGGCATTATTCATCTTTGCTACGTAGTGAGGGTCTGCAAACAACTTAGCTCTCGTGCAAGGAGGGCATGTGCTAGCCCCTTTTGCCTTACATGCCGTTGGATTTTTACACCCAACTCGGTCAGCTACTCCATGCGCAGCTCTGGCAAATTTTTCTGCATCTGCCAGCTTTGTGCACGCCTTGCACCTCGTCGTTACACCAAATCTTCCGCTGCGGTCTTTGTGAAACGCTGTTAGCTCCTTCGCCTCGCCGCACTTCGTGCAAACCTTAGTCAGCGTCTCATCCTGCATCGCGCTTCCTATCCAAATCAGTCCGCTTGCCCATGCCCTCGGCGAACTTGCCGGACCACGCCAACGGGTCGTCGTGCCATGGTAACTTCGCCCACGTCTCTGGCACTGGCAGTTTATTGATTGCCTCTATCAGCGGTGCCTGCGGCACATTGGTGTAATGGCGGCTCATGTCATCCGCAGCGTGGCCCAGGATCTGATCCTTGATATGCGGGTGAACGCCGGCCACGACCAATCCAGTCGAGCAAGAGTGGCGGCCAGTGTATGGCGCGATATCCCTAATGCCCGACCGCTTGCGCGCGCCGTTGATTGCCGTCTTCAGTCCGCCGCCGCCCTCGCCCTCAACTTCGGTAACGATGGTGGCGTAAGGCTCGCCCTTCGGCGTCCTGAATAGGCGCGGATCTTCGGCAAGCGAATTCCGCTTGAGCAACGATTCAAAGATCGGCACAAGGAACTCGTGGATCGGTATGCCGCGCGGCTCGCCGGTCTTCGTCTTCGTCAGCGTGATCCACCGACCGGCAATGTTCACGTCGTCAGCCTCGAGTGCGAAAATCTCGATCGGCCGCATGCCGGTATAGAAAAGCGTTGTCATCAGCATGGCGGGGCCAGGAGACATGGCCGCAATGAACTTTGCTGCATGCTCGTAGTCGACCGGGAACGTGCCTGCACGTCGCTTGGCAATGCGGACGACATTGGTGCCCTTCGCCTTCTTAGGACGCGACCACAGGCGCATGTCGGCCCAGCCGTTCTTTACTGCGTGGTTCCAGACCGCAATGAACGGGGTATAGCATTGCCTGTTGCGCGTCTCAGGCAGCGCGGTCGGATAAAGGGTGCGCGCCGCCTTGTCTAGATCATCCTGCTGGATGTCTTTTAGGGGTGTCGAATAGAAGTGCCAAAGAAGACCAGAGTGAGGCGTGCCGATGTATCGGCGCTCTCCGCCGGCTTCGATGTAGGAAGTCACAGCGTCAGAAAAATCTCGCGTCGCCTTCGGCCCGTAGACGTGATCACTTACGAGGCCAGCTTCTTTTTTGATACGGATGGCTTCGGCGACTTCTTTGTCGTTAGAGCCAGTAGTTTCTCGTACTTTTTGTCCGTGGACAGTGCCGGAGATCCACCAGACCTTGCCGCGCTTGTAGAGCTTGAGGGGCATCGAAGAATGTCCTTTATAGACTCGATATCGCTATCGGTTAACAGAATATCCCTGCCGCGCACCATGCAGAAGCCGTGTTGCTTGGCAATCTTGGCGACACCACGATTGGTGAGCCTAAGGTGATCTGCCGCCTCGGCAAGGGTATAAACCTTGCCGAGCGGGGCGTTGTCATTTGCTGGCTGGTGGGCCGTCACCGCAACACCTCCATAACGCCACCTTCCAAGCCCCCAGCCGGCGGCTGATACGACTGGCAGCCGGCCAACGAGACCGCAGCGAGGGCAATCAGCCCCCACAGCAAGAGGCAGACCGGCAAGCCGATGCACATGCCTCGAGCGAATTTGTCGTCAGTCATGACGCGGCCTGGCGTGGAGCAGCCGGTAGTAGTGCGACCGCTCATGGCTGCACACGATTGTCGTTGGCGATCATCCTTGCGACTTCGCGCAGCTTGCTGGCGATCGTTGCGTGACGGCGTGCTCGCTTGCTCGACTGGCTATGCCAGTCCGCAACGGCGGCCAGTCTGCCTGCGGGAATATCCGTGGCTGGCGTCAGGCTGTCGACGACTTCGGTGCCTGTGCCGTTATATGGTCTGATATCGTTGGTCATAGTGTCTCCTCTTGTGGTGGTGGTTGGTGGTTAGGCGAGAGCGGAGAGAATGCGGGATTCGTAATCGGCTTGGGCGAATGTGCTAGAGCGCGGCACGAAAACGAATAGTTGCAGCCATCATCACCGACCGCGCTCTATTGCCCTTGGGCAATTACTGATGCTGCACGATGTACGGCAGCCAGATGGAAACGGCGGCGACGAAGCCACCCGCAGATATGGCGGCGAGCGCGTCATAAAGAAAGCTGCGGAGCGTGATGCGGTCGTCGTCGAGGTCGGCGCGGTTCATCATGCAGCCCTCCCGAAAAACTGATCCGACCGTCCGTAGATATCGCAGCGGCGAATCTCCTTGGCGTTTATCCGGATCTTGAATTCGCGAACCGTGATGGCGTGCCAGTCGCTTAGAATGACCCTCCCGTCGGCGACATACAAAAAGTCGGCGTAAACGGGGTCTCTATCGTCGAGGATTGGCTCGTCGAGCTTGCTGGTGTCGATGTGGTTGGTCATGATCTGCCCTCCGCTTTTGCGATGGCCTGCTCATATGCAAGGAGGTTCCGCTTGAACGGCAGGCCGTTGCGCAGATGCGGCTCGACACATGACATCCACTCAAGCGCGCCTCGGAGAGCCCCAAGCAACTCGTCGTGGACGTTTGCGGCCTTCACCAAGAAGGCCGCATGCTCTGCCGCATCAGTGAACGAGATGGGGCGCGACGTGCCGCCGTTGCGAACTGAGAACGCGGCTGGATCGGTCATGAAGTAGAAATCGCAGACCGTCGTGCCATACGAGGTGCAGATGTACGGGCCGTGGTGCGCAGTCGCATCGATGAGCTCATACGGCAGTGGTGGCGTCCACACGGCACTCATTCATCACCGCCCATCTCAGCCAGCACGCGGCCGGGCTTCTGGTGACGCAACGCAAAGCGGCCGCGGCAATCTACGTTGCGCGGCTTCGGGTGGCGTTTTGCTTTGTGGTCGGGCTTGCGGAAAGGCTCCGCGCTGCCAGCCGCGATAGCCAGCGGTACGTGATCTTCCGGGTCGATAAATCTTCTGCCGAGCATGTCGGTCTCCTCAAGTGGTGCCCAGCCATGGTGCGGCTGTGAGGAGAGGTATAAGATTATAGGTTCAGCGAGTCAACCTATAAATCAATATTTTCCAGAAAAAATTATAGGATGGATGCTTATAACGTCTTCTCGCGGGAATTCGATTCGGCTGTCAGGATTGTATTGCTTCAGCACCAGCTTATCGCCGAGATAGCCGACGAGCTCTTTAACGAAGCCACGCGGCGGCATGTACTCCTCGCTGGGCCTTATCTGCACGATCACATCATCACCGCGCCGCGGCGGCTTGCCTGGGTGCACATATACAAGCTCGCCGGACTTATAGCGCGGATACATCGACTCGCCATCGATCCAGACGGCATAGGCGTTCGGCACGTTCGTCAGCGAGGGCGGGCAGGCGACATAGTCGAGGATCTGGCCGTTGAATGCATATTGTCCGTCGTCGCCACCGACCGCTTCGCCCAAGACGGGGAGCATGCGCGTTGGTTTTCCTGATAATACCGATACCGGAGCGGGATCTATCGTGCCGTTTGGCTCAAGGCTATCCTCGAGGGCGGCCAGCGCTCCGGTTATCGTTCGGCGTATGCGTTGTGTTTTGCCAGCCTCGACAATGGCGTCCTGTATAAGGGCCAGCATCTCCTTTTCGTCGATCTGCAGCTCCCTGGCGATCTCCTTCCACTTCTTCGGGGAGGCGGTCAGCCCAGCGAACAAATCACTGATGCTCGGCTGTGACATCTCCACACGAGCGGCCAGGTCAGTCTGTGAAATATTAAGTTCGGCGGCTCGCGAAGTAAGGCGCTCTGAAAGTTTGCTCATAAAATTTATCCCGTAATTTTTCAACTAGTTATCAGTTTATGTGTCCATTGGCAAGATAATCCTCTTGACCTATAAACCGATAACCTATAGCAATTAATCCTGTAAGCAGAGACAAGGCGCCGAACGGGTCAGCTAGGCGGCATTATAAAAGCGGTACAGAGTTTCAGCCGGGGCGGTCAGCCTCAGATTTTCACAGGGTACTAATTCTCGACAACCCCCAATTTGGAGAATGATCATGCGGCATAACGCGAAAGACCACGACAGAAGAAGAGTTGCACCGAAAGGCCGAGGGCCGCCGAGAAAAAGATGAAGCCGCCGCCAAGGCGGCTTTCCCTTTTTATAGGAACACCAATTCGAGGAGGGGTTACAATGAGAAACGAATTCAACGACAAGCCGACATAAAAAATAACGCCGCTGGCTAAGGCCTGCAGGCGTTTTTTTGTCGTTCTTGCTGGATGACTAAAGCTGCTTCCGCGAGCCAACCCGAAGGCCGGCACCACCCGTAAAGGCTCGCAGAAGCAGTTCCTACTATCTCGGGAGAGGAGACTTGGCTAGGCCGCGCCGTTAATCCCGGATTTCGATATCACCACCACAGTGACGACGCATGTCTACCAAACATGCTACAAATTTGTCAAGCTATTATTTAGCTACGCGCTCAGAAAGGACAATGACATGCACAGCCTCAACGTCTCGAATTGTCATCTCCTTTCCGCCAGCCTCAATGGTTGCCAGCGCGTCAGCCAACGACACCAGCCGCCCCAGCCAGGCAACGCCGCCCTTGGCGTGGACCATCACCTCGTTGCCAGGCTTCGGCCAGACGGCTGGATCCAGCCATGCCTTCGTACCGACCAACAGCGCCGGCTCCATGACCTTCGTATCCACGAGGATAGCATACCGGCCTTCGGGGATGCGCTTACGTCCTTGGTTGAACGCTTCGAACACATACTTGCCGGCTTTGCGGTCGGTCACCTTGCCGTAAATCTTGACGCCGCCGTAAGCTGCGGCAAGCTTCGTGTTGCCAGTGCTTGCGGACGCCTCTTCGACAAGCTCGGCAACCGCTTCCGTGCTGACGCCAAGAAACTGGCCGATGGACGCGAACATGTGCTGCCGCGGCAAGCTACCACTCTTCCACCGGCTGAACGTTTGCTGCAGCCAGTCGTATTTCGCAACCACTTCGCGATCGGTCAGGCCCTGCTTGGTCTGTTCGTTCGCAAGCATCTGCGCGAATCTTGATTTAGAGGGGGCCATATTCACCGCTACACTTTGACAAATTTGTAAATCGATAACACTATGACAGTCGGTTGGCAAGTTCACCGTTTTGCCGACATCACCACAGAGGAGACAATATGACAATCATTACCAGCGAGATGCTGGCCGATATGCATGCGCGCAGACTGAGCGGCGAAAGCAACGCCAGCATTGCGACCAGATATCGCCTCAAGCCGATTACCGTTTACCAGCGCCTACGGAGAGAGTTCGGCCCAGGCCACTTTCCAAAACCATCCGTCTCGGCGGCAAACGACAATAATCCCAACGTTACCACCCAGATGACGCCGCACAACGGTGGCTGCTCCACTTGGAGTGGCGTCGTTCCCGTGTCTGTCAAACGCATCCCCACTCTTGACGTTGCGGAGGTCGAGCCGTCGGCGCGCGAACTTCTGGTCGCCGGCCTTGAATTGCAGGTGGCGGCATGAGCTGCACCGATTGTGACTGCATCGGCATCGGCGACGTCGTCGAGCACAAGATGAACACCAACGTCTTCGGCATCGTCATCGGCTTCATGGGAAGCATCGTCCTCGTCCGGGTGTCGCCTTCGTTGGAGGTTCTGCAGTTCCACGAATGGGAGCTTGACCTCATCGATGATGACGACGTGCCTACGCCGCCGACCGCCACCAAGCAGCCCGTGGATGACAACGTCATCCCGGTCGACTTCACCAAGCGTCGTCCGCTGAAGCGGAACACACCAACGGAAGGAGCAGCGTGATGGGCACTCCTGCGGAGGAGCGCGCAACGTTCGAGCTCGTAGAACGCTGCCTTGGATATCGCGATACGGGCGAATTGTTTTGGAAGGAACCGACTTCTTCACAGAGCCGAGTAAAAATCGGAGGCGCTGCTGGAACGGCGATTAGGGGTGGCTCAAAGAAGTACGCCGCCGTTCATATCAAGGGCGAAAAGCTGGCCGTTCACCGAATCGTATGGGCGCTTCACAATGGTAGGTGGCCAGATGGCCATATCGACCACATCGACGGCGACGAAACAAACAACAAAATTTTCAACCTCCGCGATGTAACGCGTTCCCAAAACAACATGAACCGAAAGAACCGATCCGACAATTTGAGCGGATTGAAGGGCGCCAGGAGGAGGAAAAACCGAGACGGAAGTTTCGTCTGGGTCTCGTCAATATGGATTGACGGAGAACAGAAATATCTCGGTCGGTTCAAAACGCCTGAAGACGCTCATGCCGCATACGTTGCGGCGGCGGAACAGAATTTCGGCGAATATCACCGCGCCGCCTAACACCACCAACTGCCACCACAGCAACGCCGTGCGGCCACCAACCGCACGGCTAAGAGGAGACGTTATGGATACCAAGGAAATCCAAAAGAGAATCGATGACTTGCCTGCAGCTATGCTTGCCAAGGGCAAGCGGATGCCTGGCGCCGAGTACCGTATCGAGGCAAATGCAGCCTCAAATATCGTGCTTCGATGGGCGAAGCCCAACTCAAACTGGGCGGATGAGTTTCACTACGTCAAAGGCAAAACTACGGCCGAGCTAATCGACAACGCCGTTGCGCTGATCGCCGCCCTGCCGACAGCCGAGGAGGCGCGCATGAAAGAGTTCATGACGGCTCTTTCCGACGTGATCGAGCTTGGTCGCAAGAGCGGCGTCGAAGTCGAGTTCGTCAACCCGCTCGTCGAAACGATGAAGCGCTTGTCGTCGAATATCCTCACCGACCAACGAGCCGCAGCATGACCAAATCCCCCTGGCTAGCGCCCAGCCCAACCGCCGACACACCAACCATCCTCCCGCCAATCACAGGCACGCCGCTCGACTACGTGCCCATCAACGCCACCATCGCGCCCACAACGCCAACCCAGTTCAAGGCGCCAACCCTCCGCCGCGCCGCAATCGCAGCCATCGTCGCCGGCGTGGCCGTCGCATCCTTCATCTTCGCGCCGTTCTTGTTCGTCGCCGCGATCGCAATCATGGTTCTCAGCGGCTGCGTCTGGGGAACCGACAAGTTCATCAAGGCGATCGATACCCATGGCGAATAACACCCCGTACGCCGACGCGCCAGCGCACACGACCCTGCACGGCGGGCCGCCAGATGGTTGGCCGGATCCGTTTAGCTGGTGGCCGGTGGCCCTTGCCGTGGTCATCATCATCGCGGCGCTTTACCTCTAGGAAGGAGAAGACACTTGGCAATTTCGTTAAGCTCGTTAAAGAGCACAACCAGACTGACCCCGCCGATCACGCTGCTTTACGGCGTTGACGGCGTCGGCAAGTCGTCGCTTGCGGCGGAATTCCCTGATGCCGTCTACATCAGCACGGCAGGCGAGCGCCCGCCAAGTGATGTTGAACTTCCAACCCCTGGCGACATCGAGACCTGGGAAGATCTCAAGAATGTGGTTGGCGAGCTGCTTTCCGAAGACCACCAGTTCAAGACTGTCATTTTCGACAGCCTTGATGGCCTCGAGCCGATCATCAATGCCGAAACTTGCGCCCGCATCGGCGCGGATTCCATCGGCAGCAACGACAAGGGCTCACCCGCCGCGTTTGGCCAGGGCGATGTTCAGGGCGATGTCGAGTGGGGCGAATTCATGGATGCGTGCGCCGCCCTAACGGAGCGGGGCATTGCCGTCGTTCTGCTCGCCCATCCGGAAATCAAGCGCTTCGATAGCCCAGTCACAGACCCATACGACCGCTATCAGGTAAAACTTCGGAAGCGTGCCGCCGCGCTGGTCCGCGAGCGGTCGGACATCGTCGCCTTCATCAACTATCGCGTCTCACTCAAGAGCAAAGAAGTGGGCATCAAGAAGGAAGTCACCCACGCGGAAGGCGGTAAGGAGCGCCAGATTCATCTCACTGAGGGCGCCGGCTTCGTCGCCAAGAATCGCTATTCCATGCCTGACGCCATCAAATACAGCAAGGGCAACGGCTACAACGAGCTCGCAAAATACTTCCCGGCGCCGACTGGCGTCGCAGCCTAACCACCACCACCCACCACAACAAGGAGACTAAGCATGGCCAAACTAGATATTGACTACAAGGTCGACACGGACACAGACAAGCAGGTCAGCGGAGGAGGCGGCATTCTTCCGCACATGTACGCCTCGCTGCAGGTTGAATCGGGAACGCCAGGCCCCACAAAAGACGGCAAGGGAACGCAGGTCGAACTGACGTTCGAGGTTATCGAGCCCGAAGCTTTCGCCAAACGCAAGTTCTGGGCAACGTGGACCGTGGCGCATCCAGATGAATTCAAGCACGGGGCATACAGTTACGGCAAGCCGAGGTTCGACAAGCTTGTCCGAGCAACCGGGAACGATGCTGCTGAGTTCAGCAGAGACCCAGACACGGACCACCTGCTGTTCAAGTCGTTCGTTGCTGAAATAGGCATAGAGATCGGCGGCGCCAACCCGGCAGGAGGCTTCTACAAGGACAAAAACAACATCCAGAACTTCTTCTTCGATGATGCCGGAGCTACTGTGCCAGTTCCGGAACTCGGCGTCATCGGCGACGGCACGCAGGGCAAGAAGCTGAACGAAGATCGAGGTTCGCCGGTCGCCGCCAATGATAACCGCCCGGCTGCTGCTGCCAAGCCCGCAGCAACCGCAGCGCCGGCTGGTCGTCGCCCCTGGGGCAAGTAAGCCAATCGGCGGGTCGTCACCAGCGACCCGCCATTCACCACGCAAGAGGAGACCACAGTGAAACTCACCATCGCCAGACAAGACCTCGCGCGCGTCCTGACCAACGTCGGCCGCGTAATTGAATCAAGGAATACCATCCCGATCCTTGGCAATGTCAAACTGTCGGCCGTTAAGGGGCAACTGCGCCTGACCGGCACGGATCTTGAAATTGTCGCAACCGACGTCGCGCCGGCAGACGTCACCGAAGAAGGCGACATCTGCGTCGACGCCAAGCTCCTTGCCGAGATCGCCAAGAAGGCTGGCGGCGACGTCTCCATCAACTTGGAGGCTGATCGCCTGATTGTAAAATCAGGCCGCAGTGTGTTTAAGCTCCAAATCCTCGACGCAGTCGACTTTCCGACGTTCGGCGACGACAAGTATGCAGCCGAATTCGAGATGGATATCGCCGCGCTGTTCGCGCCGGTAGCCTTCGCGATCGGCAACGACGCCAACCGCCCGTATCTTCATGGCGTGTTCTTCCACGTCAAGGATGGCGCTGCTGTCGCGGTCGCAACCAATGGTCATCGCTTGGCGCGGCACGCCGGCCAGGAGTTGCCAGAGTTCGAGGGCGTCATCGTGCCGCAGAAGGCGGTCGGCATGTTGCCAAAGGGTACTGCCGACGTGTCGGTCAGCGAAAATCTCATCCGCATCGTCTCCGGCGACTTCACACTCACCAGCAAGCTCATCGACGGCACGTTTCCGGATTATACGCGCGTCATCCCAGTCGACAACGAACTCGTCGCCAGCGCCGAGAAAGACGACCTGCTCAAGGCGTCCGACCGCGTCGCCACGGTCAGCAGCGAGCGCGGCAATGCCGTCAAGCTGTCGATTGCTCCCGGCGCCATTGCCCTCACGGTGCAATCGGTGGAGCGCGGCGAGGCTGCCGACGAAGTGCCGGCCGAATACACCGGCGAGCCTGTCACCATCGGGTTCAACTCGATCTACTTCCGCGACGCTCTGCAGGTGTTCCCATCTGGCAAGGTGAACCTGGCGCTGCGCGATCCCATGTCGCCGGCGCTGATCACGTCGCCGGTCTATCAGGCGCTCGACGTCACACTCATGCCGATGAGGGTTTAGGGTTATGGGTTTCATTTCCGTTGAAGTTGATGTGGATGTTGATGATGTTATCGACCAAATCTCTGATAGCCGACTGTTGGAGGAGGTCGCAGAACGGGGCGTTAGAAACAAGCAAGATCCAGACGCCCGCGCAGTCGTTTCGCGTGCGATCGCAATAATCCGCACCGGCCGCGTCGCAGATGGCGTTACGATCCTTGAGCGCGAGTTTTTCCCGACATGGAAGAGCAAGGCTGACTGCGAGGCGGCGTATCAGTTGGCCATGGCGCTGAAGGCTGCATAATGGCACCGATTCCGAAGCCCGTCTCGTCGACCGTCCGCGCCATCTACGCCGCATACGAGGCCGCCAATGAGCGTTACGACTCGCTTGGCATCTCGGTGGGCGAGATCGGCACGGAGTGCGACAGGGCGCTATTCTATACCTTCCGGTGGGCATCTCCACCGGAAGTCATCGACGGCCGCAAGCTTTCCATATTCAGAACCGGCGATCGGTGGGAAGAGGTGCTTGTCGCAGACCTCGAGGCAATCGGCTGCGATGTGTTCGGCCAGCAGGATCGCATAAGGCTTTTGTCGGGCCACGTCCGCGGGAAGGCCGATGGCCGCGCAACTGGATTTCCAGAGGCACCGGTCACTGAGCACTTGGTCGAATTTAAGAGTTCAAACGACGCCAACTTTAAGCAGATCGTGAAACTGGGATGCAAGGCGGCCAACCTGAAGCACTATGGCCAGGTGCAGATCGGAATGCATGCCTTTGGGCTGACGCGTGCGGCGTATGTCGTGGTGAATAAAAATACAGATGAGCGGTATTTCGAACGCATCGAGTACGACGCCGAGTGGTGCTTGCGCCAGATGGCGCGGCTCGAGCGGATCATCAACATGGCGGAGCCGCCGTCACGCATATCCGAAAATCCGGACTTCTTTGGCTGCCGCATGTGCAAGCATAAAGGCATCTGCCACGGCGAATACTTCCCGCGCGTTACTTGCCGTGTG